CGCCTCGCAGGCGCCCCTGAGCGATCGTCACGTACTCCGGATTGATCTCGCACCCCACGAACCGCCGGTTCAGTTGCATCGCCACGAGCGCCGTCGTCCCCGCGCCCGTGAACGGATCGAGCACAAGCCCGCCCTCCGGGCAGCCAGCCTTGATGCACGTCTCGGCGAGCGCGGGCGGCACCTCGCGGAACACGTCCACGATGCGCGCCACGTAGGCGTCGGGCGTCTCCTCCAAACCGATCTGGCCGTCGATTCCGTAGTCCCGCAGCCCCCAGTACGGCGGCGACGTGACGCACGTGTGCACGGTTCCGCTCTCGATCTGCGCCAGCCCGTCGAGGACGTCGGCCGTGATGATGTGGGCGTTGTTGCTCATCGCCCACACCGCCCGATCAAGTCCGCGAAGAACCCGACCAGCCGCACCGCCGCCCGCAGAGCCCACGCCGCCCACGGATGCCGCACTGCCCACAGCGCCACGGGCGCGACCTGCGCGAGCGTCACGTACCGCACCGGGCGACCGTCCAGGTTGGCGCGCTGGATGCCCTGTTGCATGCCGGACGAGACGCCGAAGTCCTTGAAGACCCACGTCTCGTCGGCCGACCGCACGAACGCGAGCCCGGCCTCAATCCCGGTGCGCCGCTCGCGCGGGTCGTCGTCGTCGAGCACGCCCGGCTGGGTGTAGAGCGCGTGCGACGCGAAGGGCGCGCAGTCGCGCAACAGCACGTAGCGCATGCACGCCCGCACGTAGCGCAGATTGCGGCGCCGCTCGCGCCACGACTTGCCCGCGAAGGGCGACTCGACGACGACGCGCAGCACGGCTACAGCTCCACCAGCTCGAGGTCCACGACGTTGCCGCCGTCCTCCTCGCACTGCGCCACGAACAGCCCGGCGAGCGCCGCGCCCACGTCCTTGCGGAGCGGCAGATCCATCTGGAAGCGCAGCGCCGTCGCGTAGCCCTGGCGGTCGTCGTCGCCGACCTCCACCAGCTCGCTCTCGACCACCGGCTTGTCGACGTGGATCTCGTTCGCCTGGATCTCCCACGCCGCGCCCTGCACGGGCACCATGCGGATGTTGAAGTCGCCGGGGCTCGTGATGGTCATCTTGATCGCGCGCTCGGCGAAGCCCTCGGGGTCGAGCCCGAGCACGTCGAGGTCGTCGTCGTCGAGGATCGTGCGCATCTTCACGCGCACGACCGGCGACTTGCGCACCTGGCCCCATCCGAGGATCTCCACCCGTCTCAGTCCTGCCTTCATCCCTGCTCTCCTGTTGCGCTTGGAGGTTGCTGCCGGCCTTCCACCGGCGCGACGGGTGCAGCGGCTATCGCTCCCCGCTCGGCGCGTCACGTGCGCCGCCGGCCCATGGCGTCGTTGTGTGGGCCGCCCAGGGCGGGGCAGCCTGAAAGGTCCGGCGGCGACCTCTGGCACCGCCGGAGCCCCGGGGGGGCACGACGCCCGTCACCCCTGGCCCGGAGCCGCCTGTGCGTTCTTCTTGGCGTAGTCGAACATCAGCCGCGCCCGCGCCACGGCCTGCTCGCGCGTCCAGCGCGTGCCGCCGCGGCGGAAGTAGTCGCCGCGATCGGCCGCGAAGCCGAAGACGGCGAGCATGGCGTCGTCGACGGTGCGCATGTACTCGCGCGCCTGCTCCTCGGTGAGCACGGCGTCGCCGCGCGCGATCTGGCCGTCTGCATCCCTGCGAAGTCCGTAGGTTGCGAGCCGATCGGCGCCGAATTCGTCCTTGCGCATTAGTTTGCCTCTTGCCTGAGAGTGAAATGACTGCTACTCATTTTGGGGAGCAGCAGCGATGTCCTCGTACCTGAGCACCTCAACGCCGGCCCGGGCGTTGACGGCGTGCACGATCTGCAGCCAGCGGTCCGCTGGCGGCCGGATCTCACGCCGCAGCACGCGGCTGACGTACGGGATGCTGGAGCCCAGGTCTGCTGCGAGTTCCCGTTGGGACACGCCTGCAGCCTTCACGATGTCGCGGAGGTTCTTCATGGTCGGACACTTTACTGTCGGTAAAGCAGAAGGTCAAGCAGAAGGCGAAGCGCTTGACTGGCACGCATTCAACAATTCGGACAACCTGATCCATGATCCCGACATGGGACGGAAGAAGGACATGACGCTGCGCTTGGAGCTACGAGCGGCCCGCGGGCTGCGGCAGCTCGACGTGGCGGAGCGCGCAGGCATCAGCGCGCCTGCCGTGAGCCGGCTCGAAAATGAGCGCGAGTCGTACAACTACACGATCCAGACGGCGCAGCTTGTTGCCGACGCCTTGGGCGTGCACCTGTACGAGCTGTACGGCTACGAGTACCCGCCGCCGTGGCGCACGAACACCGTTCGGGCGAAGCTGCACGGGCTCATTGACCAGCTCGACCACCGCAACGTGCAGGTGCTCATGCGCGTGACGGAGGAGTTGCTGGCGCAGCCCCAGGAGGGGCCGCCGGAAGCTGCGGTCACGGTGCTGCTGCGCGTGGCGCAGGACATGCTGAAGCAGCCCCCGGCAGAACCGCCGGCATCCGCACCAGAGGATGCGACACCGCCCGAGAACGAAGCGCCTCGTCCACCGGATAAGCCACGCCGGCGAAGATGACCGCCCGCACCTGGCGGTATCGCACGCGCCCGTCCACGCTCTCGACGCCCCAGCCGACCACGACGCCGTCGTCCGAGCCGGCCGCTGCATCATCCAGAAGAAGGACCCGCGGATCGGTCGCAAGCCTGCGCTGCGACGCGCCTTCCACCGGCTCGACCCATCCGCCAACCACGCGCACCTCGAGCACGACGCTCATGCCCGTCTCGCCGATCTGCCACTGAGCCCAGGCCATTTTTTGCCCCACAGTAATTTTTGACTTGCCCTGACTTGCCCCACGGTATACCTTCCACTTGACTGTGAGGCAAGCGCAAAGCGCACCCATCGCCGGCTGTACAGCAACCGGCACCCGCTGCTCGACCGTCGAGCAGTACAGAATGCCCGTTCCCTGAACGGGTGTCTAGTGTGCTGGTTGCGGCTGCAACGTTGGTCGGTCTCGCAGGTCGCTTTGATTCTCGCGAAGTTGCGCGGCGGTTACGTTCCAGTCGAATTCTCAGGAGGTGGACCATGGATTGCGCTATCGACGTCGTCGCCAAGCGCCGGGGGCGGTTTTTCGACGTGCAGCTTCCGCTGGGCGTGCGCCTCGCGTTCGCGCGGCTCGGAATCGAGGGGTGCGACATCGAGAGCGAGGCGAAAGACATGGCCCGCGACTTCGTGCGCAACGGACGCCCCGGGCTCGACGAGGTGCCGATGCGACTGCGCGTGACGGTGGAGATCGAGGTCGGCATCGGCGCCTGCGGCTGCGGACAGCTCGGCGAGAGCTTCCGCACCGTCAGCGGGTGGCGGGTCATGTGCGCGGACTGCCAGCGCATCGTGCAGGCCGCGGAAGAGGCGGAGGAGGCGGGCTGCGAGCCCGCGTGAGGAGGAGCAGGATGAACCAGCAGCAGTACGACGAGGGCACGGGCGAGGTCCGCTACCAGGTCATGACCGAGCCGCAGATCGAGGCGCTGATCAAGACCATCTGCAGGATGACGGCCAAGCGGCCCGAGCTGTGGATGGAAATCGACAAGGACGCCGACCCGTACCTCGGCGCCGACGGCGCGAAGCTCGTGGCCACGGGCTTCCACATCAGCATCACGAGCGTCAAGTTCGACGAGCCGGAGCGCACCGGGGAGAAGGACGACAACGGCGAGGAGATCGTCGGCTACGGCGTGCACATCACCGGCCGTCGCACGATGGAGGACGGCACGGTGCGCGAGTGGACCGACTACGGCCACGCCATGACCGACCTGAAGCAGATCGTGGCGCAGCGCTCGCGGGTGTACGCCCGCGACTACGGCAAGGACATCAAGAAGGGCGACAAGAAGGAGCCGAGCCTGACGCGGGGCGAGGCGATGAGCCGCGCGCGCGACATGGCGAAGGCCCGCGCGCTGAACCGCGTGATCACGGGCATCCTGGGCATCCCGGCCATCACCTGGGACGACCTGGAGGTCAACGGCATCAGCCGCGACGCGGTCAAGTCGCGCGACGGCAAGAGCAAGGACGCCGACTTCCTCTGGACGGTCCTCAAGGGCAACGCGCGCGGTCTGACCAAGGACGACCTGGGCGCCGTGTCGTCGCGCATCTGCGGCGGCTTCGCCAAGATCACCGACATGAGCGCCAGCCAGATCCGCGACGTCGCCCGCGAGCTGCGCGCCATGCAGCAGGGCAACGGCCAGCCGCGGGCCCAGCAGCGGCAGGCGCAGCAGCAGCGCGAGCCGGAGCCGCAGCGCCAGCAGCCGGCGCAGCGCCCGGCGGACAACGGCAACGGCGCGGCGCGCGCCAGCGACGAGCAGCAGGCGGCGCTGCGCGACGGTGCGAAGGAGCTCGCGGCACTCGGCCAGCAGGGCGGCATGGTCGCGGCGCTCGAGGCGGTCGGCTGGCAGCGTGGGAGCCAGTCGGTGAGCGCGCAGCAGGCCGAACAGGCCATCGCCTGGATGAAGGCGCGCATCGCCGACCTGAGCGCCGGCGTCCCCAACGACGACGACATCCCCCTCTGAGGTGACCCATGTGGAAGATCATGCACATCGCCGACGTGCACCTGGAGCGGTCGACGCGCTGGGACGAGCAGCGGCGCGCCATGGCCGCGCTCCGGCAGCACGTGACCGACCGCCGCCCCGACGTCGTGTGCGTCGTAGGCGACCTGCAGAGCCCACACTCCACGCGGCGCCTGCACCCCGAGGAGCGCAACGAGTGGCGCGAGCTGTTCCTGCACTGCCGCACGGCGGGCGCGAGCGTCGTGCTCGTGCGCGGCAACCACGACCCGAAGGGCGACGGCCTGCACTTCGTCGACGTGGGCGTGGCGTACGTCGAGACGCCGCAGATCGTGTCGTTCGAGGACGAGCGGGGCAGGCTGAACATCCACTGCCTCCCGTACCCGGACGCGCAGGACTGGCTCGACGGCACGGAGCCAGCGGGCGAGCGCATCGCGACCATCACGCGCCGCGTCGAGGAGCAGGCGCTCGCGTGGGCCGAGGCCGCTGACCCGCGCGCGACCAACGTCCTGGCCTACCACGGCGCGCTGCGCGACGCGGTCATCCGCGTCGACGAGAAAAGCCAGCCGAAGGTCGGCGCCGAGCCCCGGCCGTCCGTGCAAGCGTTCAGCGGCTTCCGCGCCGTGCTCATGGGGCACTACCACCTGAGCCAGATCATCCGCCCGAACGACACGTGCGTTGCGGCGTACGTGGGCAGCCCCTGGCCGCACACCCACGGCGAGGAGGGGCAGGCCGACAAGGGCGTGTTCGAGTGGACGGTCGGTCCGACGCACGTCGAGGAGCCGCGGCGCCTGACGCTGCCCTACACGCGGCGGCTCACCTACCACCTGCACTACGACGGCGGCTTGCGCTGGATCGACGGCACGCCGTTCGGGTCCATCAACGGCCGGGCGCCGTCGCCGGTCGTCGCCACTGAAGGCATGGTGCGCGATGCGATCGTGCGCGTCGTCGTGCGCTACCCGAAGGGCCTCGCCGATGCCATCAGCAAGGAGGCCATCGGCGCCGAGTTCACGCGCGCCGGGGCGAGCGTCGTCACCGTGCACCCGTCGCCCGAGCACGACGACCGCGTGCGCGTCGAGGCGCTGGCGTCCACGCACGCGCTGCCGACGCTCCACGACAAGCTGCAGGCCATGTGGCAGGCCGAGGGCATGCCGGCCGGCGCACCGCCCGCCGGCTGGATTCTCGACGCGTGCGCGCAGCTCCAGGCGGAGTAGGAGGACACCATGCAGATCCATCGCATCACGATCGAGAACTACAGCCGCTGGCGGAACCGCCGGGCGATCATCGACCTGGACGTCTACGGCCCGGGCGCCATCCAGCTCGCCGGACGCAACGGCGCGGGCAAGACCACGATTCTCACGGCGCTGCTCGCCGCGATGCTGGGCGAGGACCCGCACACGGCGGACATCGACCGCAAAGCCCACACGGGCCGCGCCGTGATCGAGGTCGAGCACACCTTCGCCGGGCACCGCTGGCGCCACCGGCTGGAGATCAAGAGGTCCAAGAAGAACGACGGCAAGCAGAAGTTCGAGCACGTGGGCTTCGTCTGGCGCGACGGCGAGGCGCTCGCCGAGTTCAGCGGCCCGGGCAAGTGGACGGCGTACAAGGCGCACAACCTCGCGCTGCTCGGCAGTCAGGAGTTCTTCTACACGACCGCCTATAGCGTGCAGCGCGCGGCGCCGCTCAACAACCGCGTGCCCACGTCGCTCGCGCAGTGCACGCCCGAGCAGAGCGAGAAGATCCTGGCCGTCGCCGGTGGCGTCGACGCCCAGAAGGCGTTCGCGCTCGGGGCCTTCGCCAAGGCCAAGGCCGCGCGCGAGCAGCTCGACGGGCTGCGGCCGCAGGTCGAGCGGCTGGCGTCGCTCGAGGCGCGCATCGCCCAGACGACCGACCGCCAGACGGCCGCAGCCGAGGCGCTGGACGCCGCGCAACAGGCGCACCAGCGGGCCGGCGACCGACTGACGCAGGCCACGGCCGAGCGCGACGCCCTGCGCGCGCAGCAGGCGGAGGCCGAGCGCGTCACGGAGCGGCGCCGGGCGCTGCTCGACGAGCACACCCGCCACACCCAGGCGCAGGAGCGCGAGCGCGCGACGCGCGCGGCAGTCGACGACGCAGCGAGCGCCTACGACGCGGCACGCGCCGTGCTCGCGACGGCCGTGGACCGCCTGACCGCCGCGCAGACGGCCGCGGCCGACGTGCATCAGGCCATCCTCCGCCGGCAGGACGCAGAGCGCGTGCTGGCGGACATGCGCGGCCGGCTCGCGACCATGCAGGCCGACCACGAGCGCACGCGGGACAACGCCAACTGGCTGCGCGCGCAGGTCGAGGGCGCCGAGCGCGACCTGCAGGCCGCCCAGACGAGCGCCGAGCGCGCGGAGACGGCGCTGGCCGTCGCCCAGGCCGAGCACGGGGCGGCGTCCAGCCAGGCCGAGCGCCGGGCCGACGCCGAGCGCGCGCTGCGCGAGGCCACGGCCGCGGCGGAGCGCGCGGCGACCGCACGACAGCAGGCGCAGCAGCGGGCACAGGACGCCGAGCACGCAGCACAGCAGGCGCAGGACGCCGAGCGCGCGGCGGTCGAGGCGTTCCAGCGCGCGAGCGCCGGGGAGGCGGAGGCCCTGCGCCAGCGCCGCGACGCGCTGCGCGAGCAGTACCAGATCGAGCAGGAGCGCCTCGACGTGCTGCGCGGCGAGCGCGAGGCCGCGCAGCAGCGGGTGACCGAGGCCCGCGACGAGGTGCGCGCGCGGCAGGCGGACGTCACGCAAGCCAACGCCGCGCACGAGGCGGCGCGGCTGGCACTGGACGCCGCGCAACGACAGGCAGCGCTCGTCGACGAGGTGCCGTGCCGCGGTCAGGGCGGCTTCGCCACCTGCAAGCTGCTGGCGGTCGCCGTGCAGGCCCGGCAGCAGGTGCCGGCGCTCACTGCGGCCCTGGACGAGCGCGGCGAGGCAGCGCGCGACGCCGCGGCCGCCGCGCGCGACGCGGAGGACGTGGTCCGCGTGCGGATCGCGGACGTCGAGACCCGCGACCGCGCGCTGTACGAGCAGCGCGAGCGCATGGACGCGCTCGTCAAGTCCGGCAAGGAAGCGGCCGCCGCCCTGCGCGCGGCAGAGGAGACCGAGACGGCCGCCCGCGCGGCGCTCGACGATGCGCGCAGCCGGCGCGCGACCGCGGACAGCGCCCTGGCCCTCGCCCGGCAGGGCCTCGACAACCTGACCGCGCAGAGCAACCAAGCGCTCGACGCGCGCACGCAGGCCGAGGCGCGGCTGGCGGAGCTGCCGACGGTCGACCTGGCCGGCGCGGCGGCGCGGCTCACGGCGACCCAGGGCGCCGCGCGGCAGGCCGCCGATCGCCTGCGCAGCCTGCGCGAGACCATCGCCCGGCGCCCCGAGCTCGACACGCTCGCCGACCGGCTGGCGACACTCGCCACGGACGTGCAGGCGCTCGCTCAGCGCGCGGACGAGGCGGCCGCCAGCCTCCCGCCGCTCCCGGACCGCAGCAAGCTCGACGCGCTGACCGAGTTTCAGACCGCCGTGCAGACCGCGCGCGCAGGCGAGAAGTGGGCGCACGAGGCGCGGGACGACGCGAAGCGCGATCACGCCAAGGCCGCGGCCGCGCTGGGCACGCTGCGGCCGGCGCAGGCCATCGCCGACGATCTGGAGGCGCTGCCTGCGGTCGAGCCGCCCGACGAGATCGCGGTGCTGTTCGCCGGGCAGGCCGTGGACGAGGCCGAGAGCGCGCTCGCGACGGCCGCAGCCGGGGTGCGCGAGGCGCAGTCGGCGCTCGACGAGATCGGCGGCGCGTTGGGCGCGCTGCGCGCGGAGCTGGCGGCGATGGGCGACGTCCGGGCGCAGATCGCGGCGCTCGAGGAAGAGGTCGCGCGCTGGAAGTGGCTGTACGGCGAGATCAGCCGCCTCATCACGCTCATGGTGCAGGCCACGGCCCCCGCGCTCAGCGCGCGCATCAACCGCTTCCTGGCCGAGTGCTTCGGCGACCGCTACCGCGTGCGGATCGAGCCGTTCACCGAGAACAGTTCGAACGACGGCGAGCGCAAGACGTACACGATCTGGGTGCTCGACACCGAGACCGGCGAGGAGCGGCACCTCGACACGTTCAGCGGCGGAGAGTTCGGGCCGCAGCTCCAGGCCATCCAGTACGGGCTCATGCTGTACCGCAACGAGAACTGTGACCGCCCGTGGCTGACGCCGTTCGTGGACGAGGGCGACGCAGCGCTCGACCCGGACGCCTACGGCCAGTGGAAGCAGATGATGGCCGCGGTCATCGAGTCAGGCGCGCTGCATCAGGTGCTCATCGTGTCACACAAGGGCGAGCTGGAGTGGGCGCAGCAGCTCGACGTGTCGGCCATCGACGGCGAGCCGATCGATGCCGAGGACGGCGAGGCCGACAGGCCGCGCAAGCGCCGCAAGAAGGAGGCTGCACCCGAGCCGGCCGAGACCATGGCACAGGCGGATCTTTTCTGACCCGGGCGGTTTTTTCTTGCCCTGCGACTTTACCGAGGGTAAAGTTGCGGGGTGTTCGCAGGACGACGGCCGCCCAAACGGCCACCAAACGCGCCCCCTTGTTGGGTTCGGGGGCTCGTGCCCACTTCGCCGCAGGCAGGGACACCCGGCGTCCCCCCGGGGCCTGCGGCGGGGTGGGGTTCTCTGGAGGACAGATGAGCAGCACGAACCGAGGCGCCGAGCGCCACCCACACGACTTCTACGCGACGCCGGCCGACACGACGCGGGCGCTGGTGCGGTGGCTGCTACGGCGCGGCGAGTTCCCGGAGCGCACGCTAGACCCGTTCGCCGGTGACGGCGCGATCCTGCGCGTGCTGCGCGAGGAGGGCCACTGCCCCACGCGCCTGCACGCCGTCGAGATCCGCCCCGAGATGGAGGCGCCACTGCGCAAGGCCACGGACAACGTGACCATCGGCGATTGGTTCGCGATGCAGCCAGAGCGGCGTGCCTTCGTCCTGACGATCATCACCAACCCGCCGTTCTCGCTGGCGGAGCAGTCCGTGCGCTCGTGCGTGGCCGTGGCAGACACCACGATCATGTTGCTGCGCCTCAACTTCTGGGGCTCGCAGAGGCGCGCCTTGCTGTTCCGCCACTGCCCGCCGGCGCACTGCCTGATCCTGCCCAAGCGGCCGAGCTTCACCGGTAACGGCAAGGTCGACTCGATCGAGTACGCGTGGTTCATCTGGCGCCGCGACCATCGCGGCCCGTGCCTGACCGAGAGACTGGAGGACTGACATGAGCACCGCCATGCAGATCGCCCGCGAGCGCCGCGGGCTGGCGCTGGGCAGAGCGCTGGGGGTGACCGACGCACTGCGGGTCGAGCTGGAGCTCGCGGAGGGGTGCGAGCCGGACATGGGCAGGGTGCTGGACCTGCACCGGCTGCTCGGCGATGCGCTGGAGCGACTGGGCGAGGCGGCACAGAGGGTGAGAGACGCGGAGGGCAGGTAGATGGGCGATCAGACGCAGGAAGCCCGCGCCCACAGCGGCGCGGGCGAGCGGACGGCCGCGCCGCAGGACGCTCGGGTGACGCACGAGGAGGCGCGACGGGCGCTGTCGCTGTACCGCGAGCCGGCCGGTGTGGAGGCGCTGCGACGGTACATCGGCGAGCAGGAGGCCCGCGACGCCGAGATGGCGGCGCTGGGCGAGCTCTGCAACAAGGTCGTTGCCGCGGCGGGCGTGGACATCCGGCAGATGCCCGACCGGATCGCGTTCCTCACGCACAAGCTGGCGGAGACCGAGCGGAACCAGAACGTGTGGCAGGAGCGTGCGCACTCCGCGTACAGCGAGCTGGCCGCCCTCCGCGCCCAGCTCGCCACCGCCCAGACCAGCGAGACCCCGACCCTCCGCAGCATCGGCGCCGCCCTCGACGCGGGCCGCCAGACGTTCACGGCCGCTGAGGTGCAGTACGCGCTCGACCGCTGCCGCGAGGCGCGCAGCATCGTCCTCGACGACGGGTGGGTGCTCTGCGAGTCGTGCGACGCGCTGATCGACACGGGGAGCGACGCGCACACCCACGACCCCGATGAGGGCTACTGGTGCGCGCAGTGCAGCGAGCGGGCGGGGGCGGGCGACGCGGCCGAAGGGGCGCAGGCAGGCGGGCGAGAACAACGAGCCGCGATGCACGCCGGAGCACTGTGTCATTGCGGTGCGGGATCGGCGGTAGGAAGGAGACAACGATGACCGAACGCAAAAGCATGCTGGACCAATGGCTCGACCGCCAAGCCGCCCTATACCGCGCCGAGATGGAGGGCGCGCTCGCCAAGCTGGCCATGCAGCCGCCGACGACGCACTACCCGCGCCACTGGTACGACCCGCAGCCGCCCAGGCGCGTCGTGTGGCACGGGCCTCACCTGCAGCCCGTGCGCCTGACCGCGGAGGAGTACGAGCGGGTCATCGAAGAGGCCAAGGCGGGCGCGGCAAGGAGGCAGCGATGAGGGTACTGGAGACGTGGGAGGAGGGGGTGACGGCTTGCGGGCGCAGCAAGCTGCGCGTGCGCACTGAGAAGTTCCGGCTCACGGTGCCGGTTCGCCCGGGCCAACCCAGGCCGGAGCCCGGCGACGTGCTGGAGACCCTGACGCGCGACTCCTATCGGCTCGCCACCGGCCCGCACGCAGGCGAGGTCTACACCTGGGACTAGGGCCCGGCGCTGACCGCCACGGCCACCCCTACCGCAGCCCGCTCGACGCACCGCGCGATGCCCCACGCGCCGCACTCGGGCAGCGCCACGTCACCGCACAGATCCACGGTCGGCTCCGGCAGCGTGCCGATGCACGCTGCGGCCTCCGCGAGCGCCGTCGTTCGGTAGACCGGCCCGGCGTACCGCACGGAGAGGGCGTCACGCGCCAGGTCGACCGCCAGCGGCAGCAGCCCGGCGACGTGGCCGCCGAGGCACGGCAGCGCCGCCCGCGTCGCGCAGTCCCGAAAGCTCTCCCAGCCGTCGCCCCACGCGCACTCGCGCACCGGGTCGAGCACGCACTGCTTGGCGGCGCTCTCGCCGACCGCGGCGAGGCGGTCCTCCGCGGTGGCTTTCTGGGCGGCGGTGCAGCCCTGCGACGCCTGCGCGAAGGCCAACAGCATCGACAGCGCGAACAGCGCCATCAGGGCGCCGGCTGCTCGCTGGACGTGTCGCCTGGCAGCGGCTCGCCGTCCGCCATGGCGTCCGCAGTCGACGCCGCCACGCCCTCGCGCACCAGGTCCAGCTTCGAGCGTCGCGCGTCGCGCTTGTCCAGCGCCGCCAGCACTCGCTCGACCAGCCCCAGCAGGAATCCCGAGAGCCCGCTCACGAACGCGATCCACTCCGCCACCGTCCACTCGTCCATTCACCTTGATCCTCCTGGGCTGGCGCCCGGCTATCCGTGCGGCTGCGGCCGCCGTTGCTCAGTAGGCCCACTCGGGCCCGATCCCCATCTGGCGCATCTTGCGGAGCGTCCCGTGCCCGTCCCACCGGTCGCCGCTCAGGTGGCCGTGCGCGTAGACGCCCGGCGGCAGCGTGTCCGGGTCCGCCCCCTCGAGCGTGTGCTCGGCCTTCGCGGTCTTGTACGGGATGCTCCACTGCTCGCACTGCTCGCGCAGCCAGGCGTCGAGCGTGTGCAGGGCCTCCTCGGTGTCTTCGTGGTAGCGCCGGCCGTCCGAGGCCGGCGCGAACGGCGCGGTCGCGATCGGCCAGATCGTGTCATCGAAGTCGCCGCTCACGTCCTCGTCCACGGGGTTGACGACGTCGACGCCGAGCCAGCGCTGGTTGTAGGCGCCCGCGTGACGGGTGCGCTCGACGGTCGGGTCGCTCGTGCGGTAGAGCGAGCCGTACGGGCCGATGATCGCGTCGGTGGACAGGCCGCGGTTGGTCAGCACGTTGAAGGTCCGCTTGCAGGCGTGCCAGTCGACGAGCAGCTCCGTTGCCGCCGGCTTCGCCCGCGTCACGGTCTGGTGCAGTACGATCCCGCGGACCGCCTTCTTGCGGGCCGGCAGACGCGGGAAGCGCAGGGCGTACTCGTCACCCGGCACACCATCGCCGGACGGTCGCACGAAGCCGGCCCAGCCCCACGTGAGCGGCCCGACGATGCCGTCGACGTGCAGCTTGTTGGCGCGCTGGTAGGCGCGGGTGGCCTCGATGGTCGCCTTGTCCATGGTGCCCGTCACCTGCGACGACGGCAGCAGCCCGCGCGGCACGAGGCCGTGAAGCTGCCAGACGGACACGAAGGGCGAGGCGTCGCCAGGGCGCAGGGTCGGCGGGGTCTGCAGCTTCATGGGGTCTCCTTGCGGCGCAGCCGAGCCGCGCGCTCTCGGGCCGCGGGGTGCCGCTCGCAGCCGTCGGTCGCCTCCTGCGGCTGGCCGTTGATGCCGCAGGGCAGACCCTGGCCCGGCCAATGCGGACACGTCCTGCACCGCGGGAAGGGGTCGCCGAGCGCCACGGGCACCCGCTCCCGGCGCGGGCGGGCAGTCGCCCACGTCGCCAGCAGCAGCGCCGCCAGGACGGCGACGACGGCCAGGGCGAGCCACGCGAGGGTGGTCATCGCGGCCCCCCGTTGGTGCTGCCGTTGGCGCCCCATGTCTCCGTTGTGCCGTTGGCGCCCCAGTCGCGCGTGACGCCGTTGGCGCCCCAGACGCCGGCGGGCAGCCCCGTCGGGACGTACTCATACGCGCCCACGTCCGCCGTCCCGTCCGTGCGCGTGCCCACGCCCGTACGGTCGTCGGGCTCGCCGCTGCCGGTCGCGCCATCGATCAGGGCCGAGCCCGCTGCGAGGCGCAGGTCGCCGCCGGGCTGGTCCACGTAGCCGGGCGCTGAGGTGGTGTCGGTGCCGGCGCAGGCCGTGGAGCAGTCCGCGGGGGCCGTGTTCGCGTTGAAGTTGTTGTAGGACTCGGATGTGCCGGCGCGGAGCACGGCGGTGCTGGCCGCGTTGTTGCTGAACGAGTTGAAGTCCGCGATCGCCACGTCGGCGACGTAAGCGCGTGTGCCCGTCTGGCCGTCGAAGGTGTTGTGCCGCGCCGTGGCCGTGTTGGCGCACTGGAGATAGGCGCCGTTTCCGCTGAACACGTTGTTCGTGACCGTGGTGCTGTTGACGCACCGCACCGTCGCGGTGCCGGTGACGCCCGTGAACGTGTTGCGCTCGATTACGCTGTTGCTGGACACGCCGTCCACGCCGTTGCCAGCGCACCCGCTGATGGTCGAGCCGGTCAGGGTGAAGTCGGCCTGTGAGCTGCCGGAGGCGTCCAGGCAGTGGCTCGTGTAGTTCTGCACCGTCACGCCGTCGACCGTGCCGTACCGCGTGAACACGATGCCGATGGCCGTGGCGTTGTTGCCGTCGAGCACCGCTGTCCCGCTGCCGCGGATCGTCACGCCGGGGCTCAGGACGCCCGGCATCGTGAGCGTGAGGCCCGTGCACGTGACGTCGGTGAGCACGAGCTCGTCTCCGGCCACCATCGCCGACAAGCGCGTCTGCGCGGTGGCGCACGTCTCGTCGCAGCCTGAGTCGCAAACGGTGTAGGTCGCGGCCCGGGCCGGCAGCGCGAACGGCAGCAGCGCGAACGCGGCCGCAGCCAGGATCAGGGCGATGCGCAGCGCCGCTCTCATCGCTCCCACCTCGGGTACATGCGCCCGAGCGAGCAGGTGCCCGACGTGGCGCCCGAGTCGCACCAGGCGCGCAGGCACACGAGCCCGCCGGCCGCGGTCACGCAGTCGTCCAGAGCGGCGGCGCCGATGCTGATGGTCGTCTTGCTCGCGCTGGACACGTAGCTCGGTGACTCGCACTGCGCGCCGCCGGTGCCGATCACCTCAAGGCCAACCGTCGCGGTGCCCGTCGTCTTGTAGACGAGCTGCGCGCTCGACGCAGCGCCCGGCGTGGCCGACCGCTGCGGCACCACCCAGCACTGATGCAGCGCCGCGGACTGCGCCGCGAGGCTGGCCGTGCCGACCGTGTAGACCTCGTGGTCCGTCGCGTCGTACGTCGGGCTGCCGAAGCTGATGTCCTGATTGGCTCCGGGCCAGTGGATCGTGAGTGGGCTCACGTACGCATGGTCCGTCGCCACGCTCTCGGCGAGGGCGTCGCCGGCGTTGGCCGTCGTCGTCGCCGTGACGAGCTGCCCGTCGAGCTGGCCCAGATGGGCCTGGACGGTAGTCCCCGTCGCGTACGTGAGTCCCGTGGGGTCCGCGCTGACCGCCGAAGCATCGTGCGCGTCCACCGCATCGGCGAGGTGATCCGCGAGCCCCTGCACTACCCCGTCGAGCGAGACGCCGTCGGCAGCCACGTCGCGCCCGTCGACGGTGCCCGTGAGCGTCAGGTTGCCCTGCACGTCGAGCGCGTCAGCGGACTGCACCGCCACAAAGCCGTCCAGCACGAGGATGCCCGCAGCGGAGTGCCGCACGAGGCCCTCCTTGACGGTGCCGACCGGGTCGCCAGACGTGTGCGAGCGGAGCCGGAGGCCGGCCTCGAGGTCGCCGGCGCCAAGAGCGTCTCCGGGCGGGCCAAGGTAGAGGTACTGGTCCACCGGCGTGTCGTAGTACAGCGCGATCCCGGGCGGGCTCGCCGCGATCGCGCTGGTGAGCACGGCGTCGGCTGCGATGCCCAGACCGAGAGACTGCGCCTTGAGCCTGAGCGCCGCGTCCTCCGTCGCCGTGCCGTCCGCGTCGCTGTTGATGGTGAAGCTCGCGGCCGTGGTCGTCGACAGGGCCGCGGTTGGGCCGAGCGAGACCCACGTGCCCGCGTCGCACAGGTAGACGAGGCCCCCGTCGTACGCGATCCGCCCGTCCGTCGCCGACGTGCACAGCGAGGCGCCCGGGGCGCCGCCGACCGGCACGAGCCGAATGCCCGTCGCCGGGAACGTCTCGAGCCCGCGCGCCACGACCTGCGCCTGTGCCGCGACCGGCGCGAGCAGCAGGAGGACCGCCAGGATGCGCGCCATCATCGGGACACCCACGGCGTGCACCACGCGTTGATGGTCGCGGCCGCGCCGTTGGCGACGCTGATCCGCAGCCGGTCGAAGCGGTAGGGCAGCACGAAGACGTACGGCGTGCCGGCCGTGACGCTGCCGCTGGCGCTCGTCCACTCGGTGAAGTCACTGACGGCGCCCGCGGGCGTGACGCTCGCGACGCTCACGGTGACGGCCAGCGTGCCGGCCGAAGTGGTGACCGTGCACGTCGTGCTCTGCCCGTCGCCGATGGGCAGCGTGCCGACCGCCGGGTTCGATGTGGACGCGGAGATGACGGGCAGCGCCCGGGGCGTCTGGGCGAGCGTGTGCCCGGCGGCCAGCGCGAGGAGCGCCAGCGCGAGGAGGATGCGCTTCATGGGGAGTCTCCTATGCGGGGACGGTGTCGACGACGACGCGGAAGCCGTCGGCGACCATGTCGTCGAGCACGATCTGCAGGGCCTCGACACCGCCGCCCCCGATGTAGAACGGGTGCGCGGGGTCGAGCGTCGAGCCCGCCGTCGAGGGGCTTTCGAGGACGTAGCCGGAGCGGGTGGACAGTGGATGCGCAGCGGCGCCCGGCGCGGGCGGAGTCAGGCCCGCGTACGTGGCCTCAGAGAAGCCCGGCACGTAGTGCGGCTGCGCGGCGTAGGCCGCTGGCAGCGCGACGTGCACGCGGATGATGCCCTCGTCTCGCTCCATCCAGAACGGGAGCAGGTACCACGAGCGCGAGCCGGCCGCGTAGCTGGCTGCCTGCCAGTATGGCCCCTTGCCGGCGTTCAGGATGGCGGAGATCGGCGCGAGCACGGACGTGACGCGGTGCACGCGCTGCGTGCCGTCGGTGTCCGTGATGCGCATCCAGCGGCCGTAGTGGTGCGCCTGGAAGTAGCCGCCCGGGTCGAGCACCGTGGCGCCGCTCACGCTCGATGACTGCGCCGAGCGAAACTGCGCCGTCCACGCGTCGCACACGCGGAAGATGCTGTACCACGTCCCGCGCGGCGACGTGGTGACCGCCTCGATGACCTCTCGGTAGGTGGCGTCGGTCATCCACGAGCCGCCACGCGGAACGCCGTAGGTCTCGCCCCAGGCGTCGAGCGCTTCGCCGGTGGCGAGGCTCACGTTCAGGTCGGCGCGGGCGTTCTCGAAGTACGAGCGCTGCCGCGTCCAGTCGACCACCTCGGCGCCCAGGTCCGCCGCGCGCGTCTCGTACGCGCTGCGCGTGAGCCCGGTAAGCGTGGTGGCCGTCTTGCCGGTGTACGTGATCTCCGGGTAGTCGAGCCCGGCGATGACCACCGTCCCGGCGTCCTGCATGCCGTAGGTGCTCTCGACGCTGGCCGTCGTGGCGTTGGTCGCCAAGCTGGCCGTCAGCCGCGTGCTGTAAACGCCGCCGAGCGTCGTCAGCTCCTCGCCCAGCGCCTTGACGGTCTCCGCCCGCACGCGCCGGTTGATGGTCGCGTCGGGCCCGTTGGAGTCGAGCAGCGGCTCGTCGTCGATGTCCTGCGGCCCCGTCGGGTAGACGGTCGCCGGGAAGCGCTTGCGCAGGCTGTAGACGTGCGACGGCCACTGCCGGCGCACCACCACGAGCGCGTCGGCGATCGTGGACTCGGCGCCGCCCTCGCCCGTGATGCGGATCGAGTACGTGCCGGTCTGCAGTGGGGGCGTGACGAACACGAGCCGCGTGCGCGTCTCGTCCGCCCAGCACGTGTAGCCCTCGCCCTGCACCAGTCCGTAGCACGGATGGTCGAGCGCGTCGGGGTCGCCGTAGAGCTCGACCACGTACGGGCCGGCGTAGGCCGAGAAGTCGCCGGTGAGCGTCAGGATCTCGCCGCCGTCGTCGGCAATGGTCGCCTGCGACAGCGAGCCGCCGACCAAGTACGACGGTGAGCCCCATCCGGTGTCTTCGGTGGCGCCGACGTCGTCGGGCGAGCCGAAGCCGGCGTCGTACCCGCCGAGGTCGTCAGGCGCCCCGAAGCCGGTCTCCTTGCCGCTCATGGCCGGCTCCTATCAGTACGCCCAGCAGCCGAGCCGCCCGATCTTGCAGTCGGAGGTGCCCGACGCGCTCACGACGTAGATCTCGCCGAAGGTGTCGGAGCCGAGCGCCGACGTCGCGAACGTCACCTCGTAGCTCTGCGCGTTGGCAATGGTCGTGCCCGACGCGCCGCACTCGGCGGCCGGAATCGCGGCGTCCACGATGGTCGTGCCCGCCTCGTCCGTGAAGCGCAGCGAGCAGTTGGCGTCGTCGGCGGCCGATGCCACGCACCAGCCGGTGCAGCGCACGGTGATGGTCGCCGTGTCGAGGGGAATTGACCACTGCGCGACGGCCGAGGCAGACACCGCGCTCGCGCTGGCCGTCACCTGCCCGCGGTCGGTGGCGATGAGCGCCGGCACCGCGTGCCGGTGCAGCGCGTCGGCGTTGCTCGAGGCGCCGCCGCGCAGCGTGTTCAGCTCTGCGGCCGTGGCGTTGACGGTCACGCCCGCGAGCTGGAAGGTGCCCGACAGGTTGGCGGTGCCCGCGACCGTGGTCGTCACGCCGCCCTTGCCGATGGAAATGGCCCGGGCCTCGGACGTGCCGATGGTGATGGCGCCGGCCGTGCCCGCGCCTCCGCCGTTGTCCGTGCCGGCCGGGCCGCCGTTGATGCTCACGTCGCCGCCGTCGGTCGCAGCACTGCCCGCCGAGCCGTCGCCGCCCCGTCCGCCCGAGATCGAGATCGCGCCGGCGTCCGTGCCGGCCGTGGCACCGTCAGCCGCTCCGCCGTCGCCCGACGACAGGAACAGGCCGCCCGCGGTGCTGGCAGGCGTGGCGCCGGACGCGGCTGCCGCGTCGCCCGCCCACAGGCGCAGTGCGTCGCCGTTGACGCCCGTCGAGCCGTTGGCGCCCTGGATGGTGAGCGTGGTTCCCGTGCCGTTGTTGATGGTGCGGGCGTACAGCGTCGCGGCCGCGGCCGTCGTGCTGCCGATGGCCCGGGCGTTGTCCGTGCTCCACAGGATGTTGCCGGTCATCGTGCCGCCGGCCAGGTCGAGGTAGGTGCTGTGCGTGTGCAGCGCCGCGGCGTCCGAGCCGTCCGTGAGGGTCGTGAGGTTGGCGGCCGTGACCGAAGCGCCGATGCCGTCGAGCGCTTGGTTGATCTCGGTGGCCGTCGCCGTGAGCTGCGTGGCGTTGATGAACACGTTGCCGACCAAGTAGACGCTGCCTGCCGCGCGGCCGATGTTGGTCTTGCTCGCGAGCGTGGCGCCGATGTTGATCGTGCCCGCGCTGGCTGCGTCCAGGCCTAGGTTGCCCGTCGAGCCGATGGTTCGCGCGTAGATCGCGCTCCACGCCGCGGACGTCGTGCCGAAGTCAAACTGGTCGTCAAGGCTCACGAGCACGTCGCCCGCCAGCGTGCCGCCCGCCAGCGGCAGGTAGGGGCCGGTGGTGGTCAGGACGGTGTCGAGGTAGGTCAGGGCCTCCTCGACATTGTCGGCGTTGTTCAGGTTGGTCTTCGTGTCGGTGCCGACCATGAGCGCGCCCTCGGACGTCGCGGTCGTGTCCGCGAGGTCCGTGATCAGCGTGTCGTGCTCGCCGCGCAGCGCGTCGAGAGCGTCGGCCCAGGCGTTGACCAAGTCCCAGGTGTTGCGCTGGCCCTTCGCGGGCTTCACGAGCGCCTCGTGCTCGGTCGTGACCATGACGTTCGTGCAGGCCGCGGTGGGCTGCGCGATGAACGTGGTGCCGTTGGTCTCGGCGTCGGAGTCGGTCACCTGCAAGCAGAAGCGGTAGGTGCCCGGCAGGTCGGCCGTGAACGTGGGCGACGCGACGTTGCTGGCGCTGAGCGTGGCCGTCGAGCTGGGCGGTACGTCGACCGTCGTCCACGAGTAGGCCGTGATCGAGCCGCCGTCCGGGTCACTGCCCGAGCCCGAGAGCGTCACGAGCGCCGGGAGGCTTCCGTACGCGATCGTCTGGTCGGCGCCCGCGTTGGCGGTCGGGTTCGCGGCGCTCGCGAAGGCCGGCGCGAGGCAGATCGCGACGACGGCCGCTGCGCGGAGGGTGGTGTTCATGGTGGTGTCGCAGGGTGGTCGGTGGGCGTAGAGGTGGATTCTACTCGCGAGTGTAGCGCATCCGAACGGGTGGGGTCAAGCGGAGGCCCGCCCGCAACCGAAATCGCGGGCGGGCCCGTGCCAAGCCATGCCTTGCGCTGCCACGCCATTCGTTGCAACGCCAGACCTTGCCGCGCCGAACCATGCGGCCTCGGGCTCACCACCGAAGTCGTGAACTCGATACGGCGTCAAGAAAAAAGTACATGCGCCGGCAAATCAAAACGGCCGTCAGAACCGACTATACAGGTGACGACCGACGGTGTAACATGACCGACAGGCAAGGAGGCCAACGATGAAGACGACGATCAGGATGATGGCGCTGGCGCTGGCGCTGGCGCTGGCTGGCTGCGAGCAGGACGAACGCACCGCGGGCTTCGCGGGGCCGCTGAGCGGCGACGGCGAGAGCTGCGAGCGCACCGCCGACTGCGCGGCGGGGCTCGTGTGCGTGGAGCAGGTGTGCGAGCACGACGGGGCGCCGGGCGAGCCGGACGGGCTCGGGGGCGCGGATGCGGGGGCGGAGGGGGACGCGGGGGCGGAGCAGGACGTGCAGGGGGAGGACGGGGGCGCGGGGGATGCCGGGGCGGGGGATGCGACGGCCGAGGATGCCGGCGACGCGGCGGCCGAGGACGCGGGCGAGCAGGACGCGGGGGGCATGGACTGCGCGCCGATGGTTGACTGGGTGTGCGTCCACCCGAAGGGGTGCGCGTGTCTGCCGCCAGGCTCGTACAAGCACACGGAGGAGGAGGCGGAGGCTGTTTGTGTCGGGGGGTGGGGGTGCAGCGGCGACGACATGTGCTACTGCGACAGCGATCTTGCGTGGGGCCTGACGCAGGAGGAGGCCGAGGAGCAGTGCGTCTACTACGTTGGCCCCGACTGCGACGCCGACTAGGCCCGCTGCATCGACACCTTGCCCAGGCGCACGGTGAGCATCCCGGCCGCCGCGTTGGTCACTTCGATCCGAACCTCATAGCGCTTGTCCGAGTCGACGGTGTGCGCCGGGGTTGGCATCCAGATCTTGTTGCCGTTGAAGTTCGCGTGCACTGTGGTCGTAAACAGCGTGGTCGCGGTCGCGCTGTTGTCCACCTCCGAGATCGTGATCGTCCCGCCGGAGGCCGCGTTGGCGATGATTTGCATCGACATCCGCGTGATCTTGTGCCCGCCGCGCAGGTCCAGCCCCAGGTAGTACGTGCCCGTCGTCGCACCGGCGCCGTCGCCGATGAACGTGACGCCGCTCGTTGCCCGGCTGATCGTCCCGCCGCTGGCCGTGGCGTTGCCGTTCATGATCGGCAGGGTCTGGGTGTACGTCTCCTCCTCCTCGAGCGTCGTCACCCGCGTGTGCAGCCCCTCCAGGTCGTCCGACGGTACATCGTCCCAATCGCTGGTGCCCTTGGCCTCCAGGATGGCCTGCGCGAGCAGCGAGAGCGTGAGCAGCACGCCGCCCACGGACGTCGGCGCGATGGTTGCGCCGAGCGCCAGGGCGTTGTTGGCCGTGAGGGTCGGCACGTTCGGGCTGCCGCCGTCCCAGGCCGTGACCGTCGCAACCGTGAAGTAGTTGGCCGTGGGGTTGCTCAGGGGCGCGGGCGCGCTCGCCGCGAACTGCAGATCGACGAGATCCACGCGCTGCGTATTCGCCGAAAACGCCGTTTCACCGCTTCCGACGTCCTTGACGCGGTTCAGCGCGTTGGTTTCAGTGGTGCCGACCTGAATCGCGCCATACAGCCGGATTCCGACCGTGCCGATGAGCGCGGGCGGGATGACGGCAGACGTCACGCTGGCCGCGGTGGTCGTGATGTTGCCCGCGGCGTCGACGAGCATGGTTCCGGCCGGGATGGTCGCCCTCTGCGTCGATGTCGAGTACACGATCGAACTCGGCAGGACGAGAATGCCCGCCCCACCGTTGAACAGCGCGGTCCCGAGCGTACGTGCGAGATCCTCCACGCCGTCAAGCAGCAGCTCGTTGTGCACCCGGTCGTACCGCTCGCCCGCTACGACATTCAGCCTCTTCACGACGTGCCTCCTACGAGAGTGCCAGCGTCACGTCATCGGACGTGATGCGGATGACCTTGTTCTGCCCGGGCGTCTGGTCTGCGGTCGGGCTGGTCAAGTCGAAGTCCAGCGCGCCGTCCACGTTCATGGCGGCCCGCACGATCTGCCCCGTGTAGAGCGTCTCGCCGATGTCCAGGCTGTTGACGAGCGCCACGATCGCCGTCGTGACGTCGTCCTGCACGGTGCTCGACGTGTAGCCCTTCCGCACGCGCAGGGTCGCGCTGATGGTCACGGTCTGGCTGACGGCGCCCTGGACGAGAATGCTCGCGCCGTCCGCCACCTTCGGCGGGTAGGTCACGAGGTCGGCGGGGTCGCCGTAGATGAGCCGGTGCGCCTCCGCGACGAGCCCGGTCCAGTACGAGTAACCGTCATCCAGCGTGTACGCGCTGGCAGCCGTCGCGGCGCTCGCCAGGATGAAGGCGCCCGTCGCCCGGTCGCAGCGGTAGTCGGTGCCGTTCGTGAGCGCGACGCCGTCCTTGTACAGCACGGGCACCGCCACGATCGGCGCGAACTGCGTGTAGAAGACGGTCTCCGTCCCGAGCGCCGAGCCGATCAACGTCTCGCTCGCGACCACCGCCACCTTGCCGGACAGTAGACCCGTGCCGTCGTCGACGTAGAGGATGGACTGCCCGGCCTCGCTGCCCGGGAAGCTCTTCGCGAACTTCACGCGCTCGCCCGTGTCGAGCTCCGCCTCGCGCGCCCGTGTCTCGAGCGCCGTGCGGTTGCACCCGCTGAGGCTCCGGAGGTAGGCGACGATGCGCGCCCGGAACTCGTCATCCGTCTCGCGATCGGTGCCGCCCGTGGCTGCGGTCGTGTTGGCAAACGACAGGCCGGCCGGCGACGTGCTCACGACGCGCAGGATGGACCCCACCGCGCCGTTGGCGCTCGTACCCACCTGCTGCGCGATGACCTGCACCGCGGCGCTGGTCGAAGACCCGTCGCTGATGGTGGTGGACGCGACGCTCTGATAGCTCACGCCGTCGGAGCGCGCCACGACGTGCCCGGCCGGGATGGTCTGGGCGCCCGTGGTGCCCGAGCGGCTGAAGGTGCCGTAGGCCGTCGCTCGGGTGCCGGCGCGCCGCTGCTGGCCGTCGGGTAGCACCTCCAGCGCGAAGGCGTCGAGGTCCTCGCCGGTCAGGCGCCCGAGGATGCGCTGGTTGCGCAGCGTGAGCACGCCCTGGGCGATCTCGTGCAGGGCCTGGGCGAAGGCTCCGAGGAGCTGCGCGAGCTCTCCCGCTTCGTGCAGGTCGGTCAGCTCGGTCCGCGCGACGACGCGGGCCGCCAGGCGCCGGAAGATGTCCCGGGCCGTCGGGGGCGTGTAGGCTGCCATGGTCTCCCGCTACAGGTTGGGGGTGCTGGCGAGGGTGATGGCGGGCGTGGCGCGGTTGCCGCGGAGCTTGACGCGCACGGCCAGCTCGACGGACGTCCCGCCGTCGACGCCGCTCGGGTCCTCGACGCCCTCGACGCGGTCGTCGGCGGCCGCCTGCTCGGTGAGGTACGCGAGCAGCACGGCAGATGTGCCTGCCTCGTTGGGCTCGCCCACAGCGCGAGGAAGGCCCACGCGCGGGAACACGGGGTTCGCGCCGCGCACGGTGGCGAAGCGCGCGTTCAGGCCCTGCTCGGCCGCCGGCTGCCCACGCACGAGGCGCACGTCGTCGCCCGACGCGTCGATCTCCCACTCGCCGGTCTGCTCGCTGCGGTAGACGTCGACGCCGAACAGGCGCTCCTCGACCGTGTGGTCGACCACGGGGAAGACGTCGACCACGGCGGGCGGCACGCTGGCGGCCGGCAGGATGATGTCGTCGCCGGGCCCGAGGGTGCCGGCGATCTTCACCGGGCTGATGAACGGCCAGACGAGGTTGTTCGCCGCGGCGATGGCCGGCGCCTCGGACTCGAAGCCGTAGTACAGGAGCGCGATGCTGGCCAGCGTGTCGCCGCGCTTGATCCGGTGCACGCCGTCGCGCTTGCTCTCCTGCAGCGTCGAGACGACGTAGGCCAGCGCCACGGAGTCGCGCGCGTTGCGGATCGCCGCGTGCGTGTCCTCGAACCACCCGGCGCTCCCGCGCTGGATGCCGAGGTCCTCGAGCGTGCGCTCCAGCGTGTAGATGGCGTTGTCGGCGAGGTCGAAGATGCTGCCGATGGTCTGCTTGACGAGCGCCCGGCCGTTGGCGATCTCGCCCGTCAGGTCCTGCACGCTTTCGAGCACGCGGTCGAGCGCCTCGATGGGCTCCAGGATGGCGGCCGTGACGTTCAGCGCGTCGGCCACGTTGGCGCGCGCGATCTGAAGCCACAGGCTGGCCGTGTCGATGTAGTCGGCCACGTCCCGAGCGCCGTTGATGGCGTCGCCCAGCGCGCCCTGCAGGAGCGACGCGGGCTCCTCCTTGACCTCCTGGTACGCCTGCAGCCGGAACTCGAAGGACGGCGTCACCTTGTTCCGGTCGTCGAACTCCCAGCGGTACGGGTCGAGCTTGACGAGCTGGTGCATCTTCTGCCCGAAGTCGCGCCAGATCAGCTCGTACTTTGGCTGCCCCGCCGTGGCGTTGTTCGTGAGCACGAACTTGATGAACTCGCGGAGCTCGTAGAACAGCCGCGGGCTATCCCAGAAGCGCGGGGCGCCGTTGCGGTCGGTGCCGAGGCGGTACTTCAGCCCGACCTTGCCGCCCACGGTCACGTTGACGAGCCGCTGGCCCTTGTCCTCGACGACGGCCGCGTCCTGCGTGAACGTGAGCACGGACGCCGGGACCGGCTCGTAGCGCACCATCTCGGGCGGAATGGGCAGTGCGTAGACGATCTGCGGCGGGGCGCCGGCTTGACCGACGGCGATGGGGTCGAACTTGGGGCGCGGGTCTTCGGGGCGAAGAGCGCTGTTGCCCGTGATGGGCCCGCGGTTGATGAAGACTCCAGCGCCCGGCCCGTCGACGGAGTCGAAGCCCTGCGCGTAGATCTCGCTCGGCTCCAGCACGACGAACAGGCGGCCTTCGGGCGGAACGTCGCCGACTGCCGCGTTCGCCAGATCGGCCTCTGCGATGGCCGCCTTGAACGGGTCGCTGGCCGGGACAGCGCGCCGCGCCTCGAGCACGTGCGTGAGCGGGAACGGCTGCAGTGCCATGGTCTACCCTGCCTTGACGGTCTCGGATGCGGCGGTGATGGCGCCCTTGATGGGCGTCGTCGGCTGCACGATGGTCGGGTCGATGGTCTTGGCTGCGGCGCCCACCTTCGCGACCCACGCCGCCCACGTCGTGTTGAGCGCCGCGTCGAGCGGGTCGACCTGCACCTCGTCGTCAAGCCGCGCCACGCCCTTGCCGTCGTCGTCGGTGTTGATCAGCACGGTCTCGCCGTGCACCTCGACACTGTCCGTGACCTTGACGCGCACGGCGCCCGCCTGCGAGACGAGCACCTGTTCGCCGTTCGCGAATCGCAAATGCGCAACGACGGACGTGCCGTCCTCGGGCTTCCACTGCGCGCGCGGGTGCGGGCGGGAGCCGCGGATGATCGGGTCGTCCACGTTGCCGTCGAAGAAGTCGATGACCACGTGGTCGCCGTCCATGTCCGCGAGCAGCGTGGTCTCGACCCAGCGCGGGATCTCGGTGTTGGGCGCGTAGGTCAGCGCCTCGCCCGTGTTCAGGCTGCGCGTCGTCGGCCGGGGCACCCACAGCGCGAGGCTCGCGTAGCCGCCGCGCTGCTCGACAGGCACGTGCCGCAGCACGCGACGGCCGCGGTAGAGCACCACGTCGCACTCGACGCCCACGTCGGCGCGGTTGCCCGTGGCGTTGACGAGGTACGTGGCGAGCACCACGCCCTTCGTCGGCCCCGGGGCATGGCGCGGAGCGGTTGGGCGCACGGACAGTGGCACGCTCGCGCTGTGCATCGTGCCGTCGGGGTGCTTCACTTCCAGCTCTCCGGCTCGGGCGCGAGGTACGACGCCAGCGGCTGCAGGCGCGTGACCATGATCTGCGTCTGGGCGTTGGCGACGGCGCCGGTCGCGGGGTCGATCTGGAACGCCTTGACGACGCCCTCGATGTAGCCGTGGCTCGGCGGATCACCGTCGTCGCTCGTGTCGGTGAGCAGCAGCTTGTGGCCGACCAGCGCCCGGGCGTCGAGCCACGGGACCGTGACGGAGCCGCCGAACATGCGCGGGAGCGGGTGGTTCCAGCGAAAGAGCGTCTCGTTGAAGTCGCGCACCTGCTCGGCGTAGCCGCCGCCGGTGAGGTCCTCGATCTCCTCCTCGGTCAGCGTCTGGTCGTCGAGCGCGCCCACGAACTCGGGCGAGAACAGGAAGCGCGCCTCGACGTCCATGCTGCGCAGGCCGTGCGGGTAGATGCGCGGCGCGTCGATGGCCGGGATGCGCCCTGCCCCGCCGCCGACCATCTCGTCCCAGATGGGCCCCGTGACTTCGCTCGTGGCCGGCGGCCGCGCGAAGAAGTAGTTGAAGCGCTCGGTTCCTCCGCGGCCGAGGTCCTCGGCGAGCAGGTCGCCCCAGCGCAGCGTGCAGGCCGGGAGCGCGTCCCAGTCGGCCTTGTCCAGCGGGCGGCGCCGGAACACGACGACGGGCGCCCAGCCGCCGGTCAGGCGCGCCAGCTTGCTCGCGCTGCCGTTCGCCACGCGCCGCGTGTCGTAGAACAGCTCGCAGAAGACCGGATCGGCCTGCCCGCGCACGAACGCGTCGACCGTGGACTTGCCCATCTGGTAGAGCGTCGATAGCTGCCACCAGCGGCCGCGGATGCCGTTGCTCGGGTCGTTGTACGTGGCCAGGTCCAGGACGTCGAGCCAGTCCCAGCGCGGCATGTTGCCGAGCGGGCGGCCGGCCGCGGTCGTCGTCGGCCGGTTCGTCGCCAGCGCGCGCGCCGCAAGCGGTCCGGGCACGGCGAACGCACCGTCGCCCGACTGCCCGGGGACCGCCTCGACGGCCTCGGGCTTCGACAGGTCGGGGGCGGCCTCTGCCTCGATGGCGTCGTCGGTCGTCGGCGCGTCGTCGGTCGACGTCTCGACGGTGCCGGCGCCAGGCACGGGCTTCAGCGCGAGGAACGCCGCAACGTCCGCTGCGCTCGGGACCAGCGCCGGGTTGGTCGGCTTGCCCTTGGCCCAGATCGGCCGCGTGTCTCCGCCGTCTCCCGTCTCGCCGATGTCGTAGTGCACGAACGTGGCGTAGAAGATGACGCCGAAGCTGGCCGGCAGGTCGCCGGCGGCGATGGCGTCGCTGATCTTCTCCGCGACCTGCAGCGGCGTGAGCCCGGCCACGCGGATGTCGGCGGCCTTGCCCAGCAGATGGCGCGAGCGGGGCGCGCTCGGATTGATCTTCTGCTGCGCCCTCTTGCTGCGGAAGCCGCCGGCGGGCGTGATGGTCACGGCCGCGTTGTTGAAGTAGTTGTCGCGCAGCGTCTGCAGGTGCCCGGCGAGCGTCGCGAGGTTCGCCTTCTGCGTGGCGTCCGGCGGGTCGTCGCCCGGAATCAGGAACTCCCGGATGTGGAAGTTCGTCGTCAACTGCCCCTCTTTCAGGGGCGACGGCGCGGGCGGCTTCTGCGGGATGGCCGGGGCCTGCGGCGGGGTGGGCTCGTTCGGCAGCGGCGTAGCCTTGATGATGCGCCGCGGACGGAAGACCTCCTCGAACAAGTGGCGCAGGATGTCGCGCGGCGCGTACTCGGACGGCGTGAGCACGCGCGCGACTGTCTCCATGTTCGCGCTGAGCATGCCCGGGAGCGTCGGCAGGTTCGCGTCGAAGCGGAACTCGTGCACCTCGAACGGCTTGCCGACGTGACGGGCAACGATCGTGTACGCGCGCTGCACGGCGCCCGAACGGTCGACGCGCTTGGAGCGGGTCACGGAGTCGACCAGCGCCACATGCACGCGCTCGCCGTACGGGCCTTGCTCGCGCACGATGAGCCAGTCGTCGTCAGCGATGATCCGCCGCGGGTCGGGCCGGTCGGCCGGCCACTTGAACTGGACGGCGAGCGGCCAGGAGACGCGCGCCATGTGCTCCTGGATCTGGTAGCCGGTCAGATACGGCGTGAGCTCGTGGACGGAGCCCGCGTGCGTATAGACGGTCGCCAGGACGCGTGAGTCGGGAAACATCGTCACGACGCACCCACCATGACGTCAGGCGCTACCGGCAGGCCCGTGATGGTGCCGCGCTCGTCGCGGATGACGATCGCGATGACCTGCTGGCCGGGGCGAACGCCGTCGAAGGAACTGAGCGGGCCGCGAAACTTCAGGCCGCCCGAGCCCATCGGCCCATCGGTCGACGGCGGGGGCGGGCCCTCCAGCACCTTCTGGATTGCTCCTCGGGCTGCGCCAACGGCGCCGCGAACGCCGCGGATGATCACCGCGGGCGCGCGCGCCGCGCCGCCCTTGAAGCTCTCCTTCGCGCGCTCCAGCGCCTCCATCTCGGGCAGGTACTTTTCGCCCGTGCCGATGCGCGCACCCTCGATCTCGGCGCGCGTGCGCAGGACGCGCAGCGCCTCGTTCAGCAGCGGGCTCGCGTCTTCCAGTGGCGCGTCGGCCACGCCGCGACGGCCACCGTAGCCGAGCAGGTCGAGCGCGGAGCGCATGGACAAGCGCCCGGGCGACTGCCCGAGCAGCGCGAACGCTGCCATGCTTGGCGAGCCCGGGAACATGCCGCGCGCGCCGCCGACGAAGCGGTCGAGGATCGTGCCGTCGGCCTGGTCGCGGTCGATGGCGAGCATTGCGCGCACCGGGTTGCCCTCGGCCTCGCGCAGATAGCGCGCGAGAACCAAGTCCTGCAGCGCCTGCGGGGGGATGACGCCAGCGATGCGGCCGCGTAGGCCCTCGCCCACGTCCTGGAAGGTCTGGATGGCGTCGAGCGCGCGCGTGCCCTCGAAGCGCGCGCTGCCCGTGGCTCGCAGGCCCGCCTGGACGGCGAGCAGGCGCAGCGGGTCGACGTCCATGCCGCGCGCCGCGAAGCGCGTGGTGAGGTCGGCGACGCGCGCAAGGTAGTCGGGCAGCTTGGCGTTCTTCAGGCCCTGCGCGAGCCCCTCGCCGATGGACGCCCGGAAGAACTTCGCGGTCTCCTCGGGGTTGCGCCCGCCGATGCCGCCGGCGCCTGCCCCGAAGATGGCCGCAGCGCCGCCCGACACTTCCGCGCTGATGCCTCGGGTGCGCTCGAGGGCCAGCACGTCCATGATTCCGAGGCCGCGGTCCTCGAGTCCGGACGACCGCACGAAGCCCGCGAAGCGCCGCAGGGCGTCGGTCGGCCCGTAGCCGAGCCGCGTGCTGCCCCAGAGCCCCATGAGCAGGCCGGCCTGTCCGGCGAGCCCGCGCGCTCCGAACGGGGCGACGCCGGCTATCGCCTCGCGATAGCCGGTGACGGCGCTGTAGCCCTCGTCGAAGCCCTGCTTGGCCGCCATGAGGCCCGCGCCGCCAATCGCCAGACCGGCGAGCGCGTAGGGGTTCATGGTGAGCGCCGACAGGCCACCCAGGATGCCACCCGGGCTGCCCGACGCCATGGCGTTGATCGTGCCCGCGCCGAGTTGCCCGGCGCCAAGCACGCGCTGCTGGCCCATGGCGACGGCGCGCGCCTCCTCGCGCTGCTGCCGGCGCTGGGCGTCGTCGGACTGCCGCGCGGCGAGACTCTCGCGCTTCTGCTTCTCCAGCTCGATGCGCTGCGCCAACTCCTGGTTGCGCATCTCCTGCGACTTGAGCATCTCCTCGGGAGACGCCGCCCGGCCGCCGGTCTTCTCGAAGCTCTCGCGCACGTCCGCGGCGGTCTTCGCCAGCTTGTCGAGACGCTTCTCGATGGCGTCGATGCCGCTCAGGTCGCCGGCGGAAATGTCGATGACCGTCTGCTTGTGCTGCTGCGTCATCGGTCAGTCTCCGCCGAAGGCCCGCTTCACGCGCTCGTGCGCCTCGCGCTCTGCGCGCATGGCGTCGAGCTCCGCCCGCTCGCGCTCCGGGTCGTCCATCCAGTCGCCGGTCGCGCTGCGCGCGTCCGCGTCGCCGATGTCGAGCGCGGCGAGCGCCGCCTGATACTCGTCGTCAGGGAGAAGCGCGATCCGCGCCTCGATCATCTCGCTCTGGCTCAGGTCGCGGACGTCAATCCCCCGTGCGCGCAACCACCACTCGGCCTGCCAAGCCGCGTCGGAACGCTTCCACGACACTCGCGCCCGCGTGCTGGCGAAAGTAGCGGTCGGAGTGCTTCCGAGCCTCCGCAGCGAGCAGCGAGTTGACGGTCGGGTCCCATCCGAGCATGCCCGCCGGATTCAGCGGGTACCACCCGGGCGCCTCAACGCACGCCGTGAGCAGCGTGGCGATGGACTCGAAGTTGTACCGCGCCAGCGGGTCGAGGGAGTCCCACGCCGCGCCGTGCGCCAGATTGGCCCGGCGGATGGAAATCGTGGCCTCGTCCTCCGGCTCGATGGCACGGAAGACGAAGACCCCCTCCAGCACTTGGCCGCCCTCGCCCTGCAGGCGAATGGGGTAGCCCTGCTGTCTCTGGACGATGTCGCTCATGCCTCCTCCTTACGCGCCGCGAGCGGCCTTACAGCTCGTCGCGGCCCAGGTAGTTGCGCGCCGTGAAGCTCAGGTTCTCCTCGAAGCGACCGTTGGGCGAAATGCTGCCGCCCTCCCCGGTGACGTGGAAGCCCACGACCTTGCCGATCATGACGTCCTCGTCGATGTCGTAGATGTCGATGTCCTTGCCGTTGAACGCGACGGACGCCCGCACCTGCTGCTCGACGGTCCCCGCCATGGACGGCGCGATTCCTTCTCCGGACGGCGACTGCCCCGACCCGACGCGCTTGACGCGGCCGATGCTGCCGGAGACGGTGACGCCGGTGATGACGATCTCGTCGGCGATGAGCTGGCCCACGGGCTGCACGGGCTGCGTCGCCGTGTTCTTGTTGTACGAGAACGATTCCGCGAAGAATCGCTGGCCGTCGACGAACAGACGGCACCTCGCGTGCGTACCGGTTGCCATGGGGAGTCTCCTGTGCGCTCAGGGGTGGGATGAATCAGAGGATGGTGACCGTCCGGCTGTACTCCGGGCGGATGTAGACGAAGTCGATGGGCTCGACCGGGTTCAGGTTGTTCGCGTCGAACGTGTAGGTGACGCCCGCGTCGGTCAGGCTCAGGTTCCCGGCGGTGAACGACTTCAGCCACCGGAACTCGTTGACCTGCCGGCTCAGGCGGTTCTTGAGCGCGGCGAGCACCGCGGCGCCCGGGCTGCTGACCGCGTCGCCGCCCACGAACGTGGCCGCGAAGCGGCGCAGGTCCATCGTCGACGCGTTCATGGCGCGGACGGTGCTCGCCTGCGTGCGCAGCACGTCCGGGCCGCGGAACGTCGTGATCCAGCGCACGACCTTGAACCCGCCGCGGTCGACGTCTTTGGCGAGCAGGCACAGCCCGGCCTTGACCAGTTCCTCGGCGTCCGCCGCGTAGCTCCAGTTGCTGCCGCCGTGGCGCACGTCCTCGACGTCCAGCCGCTTGTTCGTGAGGTTCATCCCGAGCCGCGCGAGGCCCGCCGCGGCGCAGCACACGCGCAGCGCCGTGTACTTCGGCGCCCACCAGCGCGAGGTGCCGTTGCGGTCGCGGTACTTGGTCTCGTTGGCGTAGACCGTCGCGTAGTCGCGGTTGATGTTGACGACCGTCGCCTTCGCGATGGTCTTCGTCGGCTGCGCGCTGGTCGCCAGATGCAAGTGCGTCTCGCGCCCGCCTTGGCCGTGCCGGTAGTCGAGCTCGACCTTGACCCGCGCCAGCACGCCCTCTCCCGTGGCGTCACCGTCGGTGACGTCCTGGTCGATCCACATCTCGGCGACGTCGTACTCGCGCAGCGCCTGCAGCGCTTGGTCCCAGGTGCCGCCGACGCTGTAGGTCGCCGAGCCAGCCGTGCCGCCCGCCAGATAGGTCGTGCTCGTGATGTTCGTGGGCGTGCCGGTGGCGCTCGCGTCGCGCGTGGCGATGATCAGCCCGCTCGGGTGGATGGGCAGGGTCGGCGTGTCCGCCTCGTCGTCGCCGAACGCCTGCATGAGAAAGTCGAGGTCGGCCTTGAAGTAGGCGATCGCCGTCTTGATGTCGGACGCCGTGGTCGTGTCCATCTTCGACACGAGCCGCGTGGACGCGTCGCCGAACTGATCGGTCGCGCTGAAGCCCGCCGCGCTCTTGGCGTTGACGGCGTCCATCACGTCCTGGATGGTGTCGTAGGTCGCCAGCGGCAGGTTGAACGCCAGGCCGCTGATCGCGACGCTCGCCGTGTTGCCCCAGCCGTCCGGGTTCGTGCGCGCGATGGTCGTGACGCTCGACCACGACTTCGACGAGGTGACCGCCGTGTTCCCCGCCGTCAGAATCACGACCTCGGTGTCCGCGGCGCCCGTGGCCTTGTTCACGCCCGTGATCGTGAAGTCCAGGTCGACGCTCGTGGGGTCGGCGTTGGCCGTGAACGTGATCGTGCCGTCGAACGCCATGTTGTCGGGCGTGTACGAGTCGGTCGCGGGCGAAGCGAGCGCGCCGGTCTTCGTGTAGTTGACCGTGACGCCGCTCGTGGGGTCGACCGTGGCCGTCATGGTCGACGCCTCGGTCTCGCTGTAGCGCAGGCCGAGGATGTTGTCGCCGCCGATGTCGTCGGTCACCCACTCGTCCGATTCGAAGCTGACGGTGAGCTTCTTGCCCTTGCTCGTGCCGGTCTCGATCTTGAACCCGATCTTGTTCGAGTCGAGCCCGTAGATGCGCGCCTTGAGCACGGCCACCGTACCGTCGCCGTTCGTGACGGTGTACGTCCCGCGCGTGCTGGACGCGGCGTTGACCACGTACACGCCGCTCGGGCGGCCCAGGTCGGGCTCGTTGGCGTCGCCGGGCGACCAGATGGCCCCCGCGTGGTCGGCGCCGAACACGGGCAGCAGCGCCTTGAGCGCGGCCTCGCTCGAGGCGAGCGTCGGGGTGTACGGCTTGACGCGCGTGAAGTCGCTCGGGCTGACGAGCGCCACGATGCCCTGCGAGGCGCCCGGACCGCTCGGCGTCGCCGTGCTGCGGTCGGAGTACGCGCCGGGGATCGCCGTCTCGTACTTGCGGGTGCGGAGAGTCTCGATGATCTGCGCCATGGGCGGTGCTCCTTGCGACGGCCGGCGCCGTCTCGGGAAGGGTCAGGGGTGGGAAGGCGGGGGAATCAGTCGTCGGCGCGGTCGTAGCCCACGGTGCCGTCGATGTCGGTGCCCTCGACGGTGGTCGTGTAGCCCTCGCGCACGATGGTCAGCGAGTCGATGAGGCCCGTCGGGTCGAGCGCCGTCGGCACGGCCGTTGCCGGCAGACTCAGCGTCTCCTTGACCTCGAAGTTCAGCATGCGCGTGTAGAGCAGCTCCGGCCCGCCGCCCGGGGCGCCCTCGATCTCGACCGGGATGGTCTCGGTGCTGCCGCGGTAGTGGACTCCGCCGCAGCCGACCCGCGCCCGCAGGATGGCCTCGTTGCTCACGAGCACGCACGCGCGCGCGAACTGGCCGAGCAGCGCGACGTCGTCGGGCGTCTTGCCCACGACCGCCACCGAAACCATGTTGCCGAGCGTGTAGTAGTGGTCGGTGTCCACGCCGCCGGCCGGAGCGCCTTCGGTGTTGTCCTGCGGGGCGTAGACGAGGAACAGCGGCACCTTGACCGGACGCCGCGTGTACTCCATGCGCACGGCCGGGCGCTGGTCCGCGCTCTGGTAGTCCGACCACAGCGCGTCAATCTCGGCGGTCGGCCAGCCCTGGAACACGGCGCGAAACGCCGTCTCGTCTGCGGCGTACGCGTCGATAGCGGCCTTGAGCGCCGCGGCGATGATGCGGTCTGCCGGTAGCACGTCAGGCCCCCATCTCGTCGGGGATGATGCGCGACTGCAGTCGGTTCATGACGCGCTCGGCGAGATTGAGCGGCTTGAACCCGGGGTGCATCCAGTTGGCGGTCCCGCGGCCGAGCAATGCGGGCTTGCCCTGCTCGTCTCGCCGCGTGCTGGGGTTCGTGCTGATGGTGCGGAAGGTCAGGCCGTACGACTGCTTCGCCTTCGCGTACAGCTTGCCCATGCGGTACATGCCCGCGTAGATGTCCGTCGCGTGGTGCGCCTTGAGCTTCGGCGCAAGACCCGCCGCCATGGTGCCGCGCTTCTTCGGCTCGACGAAGGCCGAGCCGCCCCACAGCGTGTCGCGCGACGACTCGCGCAGCCGGGCCTCTTCGCGCGCGCCCGCCTCGGGGTCGGCCTGCTTGAGCTTGTTGACCGTGGCCTGGGCGTCGACGCCGCTCTCGGTGGTGCGCAGCCGCTTGTAGGCAGCCTCGACGGCGCGTGCGATGTTCGCGCGGTCTGCCGCCGGGTACTGCGAGCCGATGGGCTTGCCCGCGTCGCCGCGCGTGTCCGCGCCCGCGTGCCGGAAGGGGATGGACAGGTACAGGTGCCCGTCCTTGCTGCGCTTGGCCTTCGGGCTCTTCAGCACTGTCTCGCGCAAGTCCCAGGGCGGCGCGCCCTGCTCCCACATGTTCGGGAGCGAGCCGAGCAGACCGATGCGGATGGACAGCTTGTCGGTCGCGGCGCTGAGGATCTGGACGTTGCGCCCGTACTCCAGGGCCGAGCGCTCGCTCAGGTGGCCCGCCGGCAGGCTGCGCCAGTAGTCAACGGCGACGTCCGCGATGACCATGAGCTTGCGTGCCAGGTCGGCGCGGGTCATGCCCACGGCGTCGACTGCCAGGGACCGCGCCTCCTCGAGTCGGCGGGCCCCGGGCTGCGCGCTCATCACGGCACCTCGATCGTGCGGTTGTCGAGTCGGGCGAAGACCTGCGTGGGCATGACCGCGCGCGTCTGCGCGGCCCGGGCGAGCTTGACCTCTGCCATGCGCACGACGTGCGGCGCACGCTCGACCACGTACCGCGGCTTCGCGTAGTACGTGATCGAGTAGGCGCCGCCTGCGGCCGGAGCCGTGCCGCGCGCGACGCCGAGCGTCCAGTCGATGGCGCCCGCGTCCGTCACGGCGAAGTCCGTGCCCTCGACGAGCACGTCGCCGCCGAGCCCGGTCGCCGTGGCCTTGCGCACGTACATGACGCCGGACGTGGCCGTATCAGCGGCCGTCGGACCCACGATGAGCCCGCTCGGCACGATGATCGGGTCGCGCAGCGTGTCGGTCGTGCCCGATGCCGCCCGCTGGCGGATGCGCTGCAGCACGACGAACGCGTCGGTCAGGATGATGTAGCTGTGGTCGGGCAGCGCGTACTCGCCGCGCAGCGTGAAGCTGCCCGTGCCGATGAACAGGTCGCCGTGCTTCGCCTGCAGGTCGCGGTCGCGGCCGAGGTCCTGGAAGATGGCGCGAGCGCTCACGCGCAGGCCCGCCGGATACTCGAAGCGCTTGCCGTCGCAGACCGTGCAGTCGCGCCGGGGCTGGTCCGTCTCACTGCTGATGTAGCACGGGCACTCGACGGCCGGCCACAGGTCGACGCGCGTGCCCTGCGTGGACAGCAGATCGTAGAACTTCCGGGGGTCGAACTCGGCGCCGCGGAAGACGAGCGACGAATCGGGCGGGCTCGGGAATCCCATCACGCCACCGCGAAGACCGGCCCGCGCTCCGAATCGCGCAGCACCTTGTAGCGGTCCTTGAGCGCCTTCTGGAGCTCGATGATGCTCGCGCCGAAGCCGTTGTTGGTCGCGCTCGACGTCGTGCCGATCGACGTGCTCATGCCGTCGACGCCGATGGACTGGCTCGCGATGCCCGCGCCGAGGATGAGCTCGCCCGCCACCCGGAGAATCGGGATCGCCGCCTCCATGGCGACGATCTCCTTGATGCTCTCGGGGACGTCGCTCGACTTGTAGCCGGCGGTGTACGTGAAGCGGAACACGCCGTTCAGCCGGAAGGGGCCCCAGAGCGCCGCGTAGACGCGGGTGAACTCCCAGGCGATGTTGCCGGTGGTCGGCACGAGCTGCACGAGACCCGTCTTCGGGTCGACGACGTTGAACCAGTCGGTCGGAATCGCGCCGATCGTGTCGGTGCCGTAGGCCATCTGCACCTGCGTGATGGCGCGCACCGGGCCGTTCTGCAAGTAGAACTGATACGTGCGCCCGATCTCGTGATCGTGCTGCTCGTCCGTGAACGTCACGTAGTCTGCGTCGCCCAGCGGAATGCCGAGGCGCCGGCTGGCGCGGTCCTGCGCGGACTCGATCGACCGCGTGAAGAACGCGTCGGGGAAGGCGTTGTTGTCACTGTCGGTCAGCCGCACGCCGAAAAGCTGCGTGTCGGTCAGGTAGTCCTTGTCGATGACCGCCATGGCTCATCCGAGCGTGGCGCGCAGGACGGCGTCCGCGCTGCCCGCGACGTACGACGCGATGCGGAAGTAGACCTCCCGCTGCCCGATGGCGCTGCGGTACTCGCGATGCGACGTCACCGCCGCGTACGAGTCGACCAGAACCCAGATCCAGTCACCGGCGAGCGTGCCGTCGGTGTGCACGTCCGTGCGGGCCCAGACCTCGACGCCGACCGCGCCGCCCTTGGTGTCGACGTGCCAGATCACCTCGTCGCCGTCGCGGGCGGCGGGGAAGCTGGCGGGCGTCGTCGTCGGGCCCGGCTGGTCGGTGTTCGGGTCGTTGGTGTCCGCGGCGCTGATCGTGCGCGTGAAGAACAGCGGGCCGTCCGCCTCGCGCTCGCCCGTGAGCGTGGCGCGGTAGCGCACGGCCGGGCCCACGTTGCGCGTGACGAGCGCCCTGGTCGGGATGTCGAAGGACTGCGCGACGACGCGCGCCGGACTCGGGCGGTGGTCCGTCTGCTTGTCGCGGCCCACGGGGCGCTTGTCGGCCATGGCGTGTCCTCGGGATGGGTGGGAAGGGGCCCGGGGCGCAGCGCGACGCCAGGAGGCGGAGGCGGCGCGCTACGCCCGGGCTATCGGTCTCAGCTCAGAGTGATGTTGCTGTCGCCGATGAGCGCGATCTTCGGGATGAAGCCGAGCTCGACGCTCACGCCGGCCGGCACCGTGACCGTGGCCTTCAGCGCGCCGCCCGAGTGGAACTCGGTGGTCGTGGCGAGCGTGGCCGCCTTGACCGTGCCGCTGTCGGCGCTGGTGATGGTCAGGGTGCTGATCGCCGCCGTGCCCGCGACCGCGGCGGCGACCGTCACGTCGCCCGTGCCGCTCACGAGGTCGCAGGCCACGTCCAGGCCGAGCATCTGGTAGCCCGCGTCGAGGTCGAGCACCGTCACGACGTAGGAGCCCGCGCCCGTGCGCTGGATCTCGAGCAGCGCCGCCACGGACACGTTGGCGCCCGCGGCCGCCGTGAGCGTGGCCTTCGGGATGGCGCCGGCCGCGAGCGCCCCGGTCGCGGCGATGGTGCCCGCCTTGACGGTGGCGTTGTCGGCCATGTCGATCGTGATGCTGTTCGCGATCGCCGCGTCGGCGTCGGCCGCGTTGACGATGGCGAGCGTGCTGCCGTCGGCCCCGGCCGCGGACTGCACGAGCGCCGAGGCGCGGATCGCCTTGCTCGCCAGCGCCGAGTAGCCGAACCACTTCGACGTGACGCTCGTGGCGGTCGCCGTGAGGCTCGCGAGCGGCGCGGCGCCCACGGCCACGGCCGTCTCGGCGCCCGTCGCCGTGCCGTAGGCCGCGCTGACCAGCGTGCCAGCCACGCCCCGGTTCAGCTCGTCGCGCACGTTCTCGACGGTCGACGTGATGGAGCCTCCGCCGTTGGTGGCGAGGCTGATCACGATGGCAGCCACGCCCGTCGCCGCGTTGAACGTCACGGTCTGGCTGAGCGGCTGGCTGTTGGCAGCGGGGTCGACGAGCGCCACGGTGTGCGCCTTGTTGTCGACGTTGCGCCCGGTGACGACCAGCGTGGCGCCCGCGCCGTCGGCGTCGATGGTCAGCGTGCCCGCCTTGTAGCGGTTGTCGATGGCGATGACCTCCGACACGAACGTCTTGGAGTCGCCGACCTGGTCGACGGCCAGACGCGCGGCCGAGGGCTGCTTCGACTCGTTCAGCAGCAGCCGCTCGAGGACGTGCAGCTCCTGGAGGTGCTGCTGCGAGCGGCGGTGCTTGCTCAGGAGTTGCTTACCGGTCGTGGAGCCGAGCCGGTACGGGAGCTTCAGGGTTGCCATGGGTTACTCCGTGTTCCGGCGGCGGCGGCCGCGCCGGCTCTGCGTGGGGGCGCCCTCGGAGACCTCCTCCGAAGGCTGGTCCGCCTCGACCGGCTCGCCTGCGGGCGCGTCGGTCTGCTCCGCGGGCGCGTCCTGCTCGGGCTCGGCGGGGGCGTCCAGCGCCGGCTCGGAGACCTCCTCCGGGGCGGGCTGGGAGTCGTCCGGCGCCTCGTCGGCGGGCTCGTCGACCACGGGCGGCAGGGGCTCGGGCTGGGGGGCGACACACGGCTCGACGACGAACGTGCCGGGCACGCGCTCGAAGTGCGCCACGAGGTGCTGGTCCACCACGATGGGCAGCCTCGGGCCTTCGGACGCCAGATGCCCCTCGGAGACGAGTGCGGCGAACGCGTCGAACTGCGGGTGATCGCCGTCGGGAGCGCACAGCAGGCCCCCGGCGTCGACCCAGTACGGCACACTGCCGTAGACGTTCACGACCTCGCGCGAGGCCGGTCGAAAGCGGACTCGGAACTGCATCAGGGATCTCCTCGGATGGCAGACGCCGCCGCGCCCGCTCAGGGCGCTGCGCGGAGGCGGTCAGCGGTCATCAGACGAGCTGCGGGCTCGCCAGCGTGCCGACGTTCTTGAACATGACCAGTCGGCGGTTGAGCCGCGCGAACGGCGCGCCGAACAGGAACATGCCGAACTGCTGGCTGTAGTTGGTCAGCCCGAAGTTGACGGCGTTCATCGTCACGCCGCCGCCCGGGATCTGCGCCGGCGCCGACGTCGGCCCGACCTGCCCCGCGCGGTACTGCGCGAAGGCGAAGTGCGTCGGGTCGGCCTTGAGCATGAAGGCCCGCGAGGTGCCCGGGATGTCCGCGTTCAGGTCCACGATCGAGGTGTTGCCCGCGGCGGCCTTCTTCGTGCGGCCGAGGTACTTCACGGTCGACGCCGCGTCGCCGGGGTTGACCGTGCGCCAGACGTGGTAGTAGGTCACGCCCGAGACGCCCGAGTCGGTGAGCGTGATGGTGTTCTTCTCGCCGACCGCGATCGTGTACTGCGCCGAGGTGGTCGCGGACGAGTAGCCCGCCGGGCCCACGGCCACGATCTTGTAGTAGTGGGCGCCCGCGTAGGTCGCGTCGAACCGACTCGCCGCGTCGGACGCCTGGGCCGCCGTGTCGATGGTCGGGGCGTCGGGCGCGCTGGTGCTGCTCTCCGCGCTCGGCACGCGGAAGTGGTTGTTCGACAGGAACTTGTCCGCGTACGGCACGATCGTCGAGCCGGTCGCCGCGAGGATGCCGCGCACGGGGTTGCCGCCGAGCAGGATGTTCGTGCCGTTGCCGCCCGGGATGCGCTGCATGGCCTGCGCCTCGCGCTTGAGGCTGTCGGCGATGGTAGGCGCGCAGAGCAGCGAGTCGTGCTCGCCGAAGACCTGCTCGGAGACCTCCGTCGAGACCGCCGAGACGAAGTCCGCGGACAGCGGCTTGCCGCGCAGGTCGCGCACCTGCAGGCCGGCCGTGTCGAACGCCGCGTCGGCGTCGGCGACGATCTTCCACACGCCGTCGAACTCGTTCGCGCTGATGGTCGAGTCGCCCCAGTACAGGTCGCGCGTCAGCGCGCCGGCCAGACGCATCGCCACGAGCATGCGCTCGGTGTCACCCGCGCGCCAGCCCTCCGGCGCGCCCTCGGGCCGGATCACGTTGCCGACCGCGTCGATCGCGAACTCGTACGAGCCCACCGCGTTCAGCATCTTGATCTGGGTGTAGTACCGGACGATGTCCGCCGACAGCTCGGGGGCCTTGTCCGTGTTGCCCACGGCCGCCGGGAGCAGCGGGTCGTAGGTCTTGTTGATGTTCGACCACTGGTGCACGATGGCGTTCGCCGTCGCGAACATGCCCTTGTTGAGCATGAGGCGCAGCAGCATGAGGTCGTCGTCGGAGTACGAGGCGTTCTTCAGGTACGGCTCGAGGCTCTCGACCTGGATGGCGGCGCCAGCGCCGGACGCCGTGTTGGGCGTGGGCGCGACGGCGGTGATCGACTTGAGGACCGCGGCGGCCTGCTGGGGATCGGTCGCCCCCAGCATTCCACCCGTCCAGAAGGTGAAATCGTTCTGCATCATGGCGGGAATCTCCTTGAAGGCTCGTGTTGGTGGGCTTGCTGGGGGGTCAGATGATGTTCAGGGACTTGGCGAGGTTGGCCCGGAGCGTGCCGCGCGACGCGGGCAGGATCAGGCCGCGGATCGTGTTGGCGCGCAGCGCGTCGCCCTTCGCGTCGGCCTCCGCCAGCGCCTTGGCCAGCGCGGGCTCGGCCACGTGCGCCGGCAGGAACTCGCCGTTGGCGTTCTCGCGGGCGTCGGCCGGGGTCGGGACCACGTCCGCCGCGGTCGTGGTCACGCGCGACGGCACGGGCAGGCGCAGCGCCGTGGCGATGGCGTCCATGCTCTTCTGCAGGGCGTCGCCCTGCGCCTTGATGGCGGCCATCTCGGCCTTGAGCGCGGCGCTGCCGGCCTGCGACTTCACGAGGCTCTTGGAGACGGCATCGAGCCGCATGGCAAGCGCGACCACGCCCTTGCGCGCGATGGCGCTGTTGGCGTTGGCCGTGCCCAGCGCGGCCTCCAGCGACTTCAGGATCGGCGCCGCGTCGAGCGGCTCGTCGCCCTCGGGGTCGACGCCCTCGAAGTCGTCACCCAGCGCGAGCAGCGTGCCGGCGGTCAGGTCGACCGGCTCGGGCTCGGGGTCCTCGGCCGGGTCCATCGACTTGACGAACGCCGCGAGCGCGTCCGCGTCGAAGCGCGACTCGGTCTCGCCCGTGAGCGACTTCTCGACGGACTCCTCGTCCATCTCGTCCATGGCCTTCAGGAGCGCCGACTTCTCGTCGCCGTCCTCCATCTTGCCGGCCATCTTCCTGAGCGCCTTCCGGTCCTCGGCGCCCGCGGAGTTGTACATCTTCTTCAGGTCCATGATGTCTCCTGGGGGAATGGGCGCTCAGGCCCGGGGAAAGTGGGCGAGCGCGAGTCTCGCCTGCTTCGGGGGGATCTTGTTCTCGGTGAGGTACGCGAAGGCTTCGTCGTAGGTGAGGAGCTTGCGCTTCTTCTTCGGCTTGCTGCCGCCCCCGTCGAGAGACTCGGTCTGAATGGCGGCGCCCGCGCCCTCCGCCGTGTTCGGCGTGGGAGCGACGGCCGTCATGGACTTGCGCAGGAACGCCCAGACTTCCGCGGCGCCTGCGGGATTGACCCGCGCCAGGTCGTGCAGGGCGCCGGTGATGACCGGATCGACGTGCAGCGACTTGAGCAGCTCGATGTAGGCGTTCGGGTGCACCGGCAGGTTGGTGACCGCCACGTTGTAGACGGTCGCGCGCGTGATGCGCCGGTGATTCTGCGGGTCGCGCTCGGGCGGCGGGCCCTCGATGCTGAATCCGAGGCTGCGGTCGGTGCCGACCAGCGACTTCCCGAACTCCACGATCTCGCGTCCGCGCCCGTCGGGCGTGTCGAGGATTGGGCCCTCGACCCACAGCCCGCGGCCATGCTCGGGGTGTTCGCGAATCTCGGCCAGAGTCGGGTAGCCGATGGCCTTGCACGTGTCCTTGGAGTGGTTGTCGTTGAACCACCCGCGCTTGAGAAACACGCGCCGGAACTCCAGGCCGTCGGGCTCGACGATCTCGTCTTGGTCGTCGACCGTGCCGAAACTCGCCCAGCCGGCCACGTAGCCGGCGAACACGTCGTCTGCGCTGCGGCGGGCCTCGGCCGGGATGTCCGCAGCCTTCTCCAGCCCGTAGACGTGCAGTCCACCCCACAAGCCGCCGATGCGAACGGGCGCACCCGTCCCTTCCGTGGCCGCGGGGCTCACGGTGGCGTTGCTGGTGTCGGTCATGGTCTACCGGGAGCAGGAGGTGCAGACGACGCGCCCGCCGCCCACGTAGGTCGTGGCGCGGCGGCCGCAGCCGTTGTCGCAGGGCAGGTCAGGAGCGGGCTTCGATGGCGGGCTCTTCGGCCGGGGCGTCTTCTGGGGCGTCTTCTCGGGCTGGGAACTCGACTCGGACCACGTTGCCTTCGTCGTCGAATCCATAGCCCTCCGGGAGCACGGACAGCGAACACGAGCACCACGGGTGCATGGCGTCGAGCACCGGCAGCCAGTCGGCCTTCTTGCGGCCGAAGTTCGTGCCGTTGCGCACGAGCTCGGACAGCAGGAACACCCGCGGCTGCCCGTTGCCGTCGATGTATGCCTTCTCGCAGGCGTCGCAGCAGCGCGGCGAGACGCGCTTGAAGACGCGCGCGTCGCCGCCGTAGCGGGCCGCGATGTCGGCCGCCTTGCCGCGCTCGTGGACGTTCTGCGCCTCGGTCTCTGCGATGCGTCGCAGGTCGCGGGCGCCGTCGTTGGTGGCGTCCAGGATGCGCGAGGCGATCCAGCGGCCGCCCTTGCGACGCGCGACGCCCTCCTGCACGGCCTCGCCGATGGCCTCGAGCGCCTCGTCGCGGACATCCTGGTCGCCCAGGAGCACTTCGCGGCGCTGCTCGTCGAGGACCTCGATCACGAGGTTGCCGACCTGGTCGGCCAGCTTGTTGCCGAGCCCCTGGATGTACAGGCCCACGTCGCGCCGGCTCGCGTCCAGGATGGCGCGCTCTTCGGTCGACAGGGCGATCGGCCGCTTGTCGATGGCCTCGTGCCAGCGCTTGGCGTCCCAATCGGCCGCGTCCTCGCCCTCTTCGGCGAGTCGCTGGAACAGCAGGCCGGTGACGAACGCGTCGCCGACAAGGTCGGGCGCGTCGCCGCTCTCGATGGCGGCTTGCGTGTCGGGGGCCAGGATGCCGCGGTCAACGAGCCGCTGGATCGTCACCGGGTCCAGCGCTTCGATTCCGCCGGCCTCGACGGCCGCGATCACCCACCAGTCGGTCAGGTCCCGTAGGCGCTGCAGCAGGCCCGATAGCTCGTCCGGGGTCAGCGCTGCCATGGTCGGGCCTCGGGAGCCGCGCGAAGCGCAGCGCGCCGTCGTCCGTGCGGCGGAGCACCTCGCCGGTTGCGGGGTCGATGTCGATCGTGTACTTGCGGACCATGGCGTCAGTCGAGCAGACCGGACGCGCGGATCTCCGCGAGCACCTTGTCGCGGTAGATGCGGGCGATGCGGTCGAACCTCGATCCGAGCCTATCAGCCTGCTGCTCCAGCGCAAGCAGGTGGAAGCGCCGGGCCTTGCCGTCCGTGGGCAGCGTGGCGCCGGTGTCGCCCTTGCGCGGGGTCGCGCGGGCGAGCGACGCGGCGATGGCCTTCTGCAGTTCGGGCGACGGGTTCGTCAGGATGACGAAGCGCGTGCTCATGGCTCGCCGGGGGCTGCGTCCCGGAACGGCCCGATCGAATCCTGCGTAAGCAGGTCGTCGACAGTGTAGATCTCCGCCTCTTGCTTGCCGCTCTCATCGAACGCCTCGTGCTGTATCCACAGCGGGTGGCGCTCTTCGCCGGCCTCGCCTCCCATGGTTGCCTCCTCCTTAGTGCTCACGCCGCAACCTCCACCTCGACCACCTCGCCCCGGCGCTTGCCGGCCTCGATGGCCGCGAGCAAGCTCTTGACCACCGGCGAGCCGTCCCGCGCCTCGCGCTGCGCCTCGCTCATGAACCGCTCGATGTCGAGCGGCTCCGCGCCTCCTGCCTGCTCGGGCGCCTCTTCGGAGGCGTCGTCGGGGCCGCCCTCGGGCTGGGCGGGCGCGAAGGTGCCCTTGGCCTGGTGCATGGCGAGCCACTGTTGCAGGTACGCCTGCGGCACGTTGGCCGGGTTCGTCTCGTTCTCCAGGTCGAGCTCCTTGTCGTCGCGCCCGGCGCGCACCTCGTTCAGCGTGCGGAACGTGAGCTCTTCCTTGTCCCGGGCGTTGCGATCCTGCGCGCTCTCTTCGTCCAGCCCGCCGCAGACGATCTCGAAGTCCGGGTACTTCGGCTGGATGTAGTAGCGGTCCAGGCCCTCGATGATGTGCTCGGCGATCGTCAGGATGCCCTTGCTCCGGCCGTAGTCGATCCGCTCCTTGCCGGAGCCCTGCGAAATCGTCGACTTCTGGCCCTCGTTGCCGAACTGGAACCCGATGAGCATCGGGTCGATCTTGTACAGCGCGCAGAACACTTTGAGCAGGAAGTTCAAGAACGCCCCGAACTCCATGTCCTTCATGGTCGCGGCCGTGAAGGGGATCCACGTCGGCGGCTTCCCTTCGTAGCCGAGCACGCCCACGCGGCGGTTGTTCGCGGCGCCCATGAGGGTCGCCTGAATCATCCGCTTGAGCGACTGCACCTGCGCGGGTTTCGTCGAGCCCTCGAGCGCGATGATGCCGGCCGCCGACAGGCCGTGGTCGAACCACTTGAAGTTGTGCTCCATGGCCTTCGCCAAGCCGTAGAGCACCTGCAGGCCCATCTCCAGCTCGCTCTGTCCGTAGCCGCTCCATTCGACGGTGGTCTGCGTGTTGCGGATGCCGACGTGGCAGCGGTGCGGCTGCCCGGGCTTCCACTCGGCGAGCGGCGAAAGGCTCGTCTTGCCGATGAACACCGGGTACAGGTAGCCGCTCTCGCGCTCCTTCGCGAAGCGCACGCGCGCGCCGTCGATGGCCTGGAAACGCGCCGGCTGCCCGAGTCGGTCGGGCATGTACTCGGTGGGGTTCAGGTCGAGCACCAGCGAGTCAATCGCGGCCTTGGCGAAGTACGTCCGCAGGTCGTCGCGATAGAACCGCTCGTCATCGTTCTTGAGCACGCCGCAGAAGTCCAGCTCGCGCTGGATGCGAAGGATCTCCTTCTGCTCGGCGTCGGTCGGCGGCTTCTTGCTGTCTCGCAGGCGGAGCTGATAGCCCGGGGCGTTCGGCCGCGCCTGCGGCATGGCGAAGCGCACGACCTCGGTCTTGATGGTCTGCAGCACGGCCGCGGCGATGAACATGCGGCTGACGGCGCGCAGCTCGAACGGGGTCGCCACGTAGCCGTAGGGGTCGTGGCGCTCCCGGATGCCGCCCATCATCACGCCCGGGTCGAACGCGAACGGGTCGCCGTCGAGCCCCCATGGCTCCTCGACGGGCGGCAGGACCTTGTCTTGCGTCTGCTCGCGCACCCGCCGCTGCGCCGCCTTGGCGAGCGCGGCGTACTGCTCGCTACCCCACGACGGGGGCGGAGGGGTGCGTGGTCGGGTCATGGTTCACCGGGTTCGGCATGGGCCGGAGGGCCCGGTTCAGGCGGCGCGGCGGCGGTGCAGGACGAGGCGGAGGGACTTCTAGACCGCGCCGATCTCGTTCGCCACGGCGTCGAGCTTGTCGGCTGGGATGGTCCAGCGCCTGAAGTCGGCGTCCCACCGGCCGCCCGCGGCGCGGATGGCGTCCTTGTGCGCGAACGTGTCGCCGGACAGGCCGATGCGATCGCCCTGCTTCCTGGCGACGATTCCGGCCCTGACGAGCTTGCCGAGCGCGTCCGTTCCGTCGCTCTCGACCGTCACCTTGCCGCTGCGCAGCCCCGGGAGAGCTTCGGTCGGCCACACCGTGCCACTTGCGGCGTCCATCCACTCGCCTCGCGGCGTCTTGTAGAACGTCCGCTCATCGTTGCGCAGGACGATGCGCACCGCGTGCCCGGGCGGAAGCTGCATCGCCTCCGCCGCGGTGACCGCCGCCCCCACGGGCTTGGCCTCGATCTTCGGCGGCGGCGCGACGGTCGGCGCTGGCGCGGCTGCGGTGTCCTGCGGCCCCTTGGCCGCGGCGTTCTGCGCCTCTTCTTCCGCTCGCTTCGCCGCGATCAAGCCGGCGTGTGCTGCGCGTAGCCGACCGGCGACAGCCGCTGACGTTGCGCGGTATGTGATCGTGCGGTTGTCGCCTCCCACCCCCGGATGATGAACGACGGCTTGGTCACTCGTTGCGTAGACGTGGAATCCGTCCGTCAGTTCTGCCGGGAATGGGAGCGAATACACAGCCTTGCGTGCGCTCTTCGTCTGCCGATCGCCATTCTCCAGGCGCTCCCCCTTGGCCTTGACATCCGCGATCGCGTCCTTGACCTCCTGCTCAGCGGCGAGGCGCTTGGCCTTCGCATCCTGATCTGCCGGCTTGTCGTCGGCCTTCGCTGCGGCGTCCTTGCCCACCCCAAGCTTCCGCGCCTCCTCCTCGAGCCGCGCCACCTGCTTCTTGCTGCCCGCCTTCCGCGCCGCCTCCAGGTCGCGCTTCGCCTTGTCCGCCCGCGCCTTGATGGCGTCGGCGTGCTCGGCGTGCACGAGCTGCCGGAACTCCTCCCGGGTGAGCTTGATCGTGTCGCCCGTCTCGTCGTGCTCGACGTGGACGGTGTCGCCGTCGACCTTCCTGACGTGGAAGTGCCCGTCCTTGCCGCCGCGCTTCGCCTTGAACGCCGCGCCTTCGTGGATGGCGTCGCCATCGTGCGCCAGCCCGGCGCTCGTGACCTTGTACCAGTAGCGGTATCGCCCGTTCGGGAGCCGCTGCCGGCGAATGTACTTGTGCCCCGCGGCCTTGAGCAGCCACGTCGACTCTTCCGAGCACGGGCGCCACGTGCCGCCCTCCTGCGCGCTCAGGCTCTTCGCGAGGCTCACGAGCGCAGGACCGTCGTTCAGCGGGTCGCTCTGCGCCTCGATCTCGCCCTCGACCAGCGCGCGCAGTTCCTCGGAGCCGCCAAGCTTGCGGATGGCCTGGTGCAGCGGCGCCTCGTACTGGCGAGCGCGGATCATGTCTCCGACGATGTCGCCGGCAATGGCGCTGTGGTCGAGCCCGTTGGCCACCCCGAGCGGGCGCGGGCCGTCGAAGCCAGCAGGCGGGCCGGCAAGGGCCCAGCGCACGCGCTGCTGCACGGTGTAGATCAGCACCTCCAGTGCTTCGGCGTCGGTCAGCGACGGCCGGCCCTGCGCGTCCACCGCGGCGCTCTTGCGGAAGAGTACGAGGCGCATCGGTTCTCCGGATGACGGGACCGCCGGGCGCCAGAAGACGCCCGACGGCTGGCGGTGGAGTGGCTGTAGCGGGATGATGGTCCGGGCTCGGTGTGTCAAGCCGAAGAGATCCCCGGTCCGGAAGGCTGGTCAGGAGTAGGATGATGGCGTCCGCGAGGCGCAACTCTCACGGATACCACCACCTATACACCATCCGAACGCCGGTGTCAACTGCGCTCAGAACGGGATGTCGTCGTCGCTGAAGCTGCCCTGCTCGGGCTCGGGCGCGCTCTGCTGCCGGCCGCCGACCCCGCCGAGGAACGTGACGACGTCCGCGACCACCTCCGTGGTGTACCGATCGGCGCCGTCCTTGTCCTGCCACTTGCGCGTCTGCAGGCGGCCCTCGACGTAGACCTGCCGGCCCTTGCTCAGATGCGCCTGGCAGACCTCCGCCAGCTTGCCCCAGACGACGACGGGGAACCACTCCGTGCGCTCCTGCTGCTCGCCGGCCTTGTCGCGCCACTTCTTGCTGACGGCCACTCTGAAGTTGCAGACGCCGGTGCCGCTGTTCGTGTACCGTGTCTCCGGGTCGCGGCCCAGGTGGCCGATGATCTGCACCTTGTTCAGTCCTGCCATGTCTCTCAGTCCTCCATGCCGACCACGGCGTCGCGCCAGCGGCGGAGCATTCGCTCCACGCGTGGGACGGCGCACTCGTCGGCGTGCTCGTGGTGTGCGTTGTTCGGTCTGCGGCACGCGCAGCACCGCGTCAGGTTGCCGCGCTCGCTGTAGTGGACCTGACTCTCGGCCCATTCGGTCAGGTGGTCGGCGAGCGTCTGTCCCGCCAGTTCGAGGCGGTCGATCGGGAGTCCGGTCATGCGTCCGCGTCCTCCGGGGTTGTCATCTCCGCGGTGTCGTCCGCGCGGCGCTCGGCTGTGTGCGCCACCTTCGGCTCGTACGCCGCGCACGCCAGCGAGTCGTCCCGCACGCCGGCCTGGTAGACGCGGCAGACGCCGAGCCCGCGGGTGCCGTGGTAGTGGGCGCAGGTGGCGCAGGTCATAGGACGCCCAGCATGTCAGCGACGATGGCAGCGATGAGGACGCCGCCCATCAGGGCCCACAGCACCTTGGCGATAGCGACCGCGCCAAGAATGGCGGTCACCGCGGTCAGACCAGCCAGCACAGAGAGTATCACGGCCACGATGCGGCAGTACACGTTCACGGCGTCACCTCCCGCCCGTCCTTCACGATCGCCACCTCGACGTCGTAGTCGCCGATGCGCCCGGCGAGCTCGACGCCGAACGCCTCGATGACCGCCTGCGGCGACCCGCCCATGTGCTCGGCCAGCGCGCGCATCAGCTCGCTCGTGTTCATGCGCTTGGCGGCGCGCGCTGCGGCCGCGACGGCCAGCCAGCGCCACGTGGAGAGCACGGCAAGGGTCAGGACGATGCCGGCGAGCAGGCCGGCGATGATGGGGGGTCATGCGGTCTCCTTCGGCTGCCTCGCCAGCCACTCCTCGAACTCCCGCTGCTGCACCTGCGCCTGGAACCACAGCACGCCGCTCATCTCGTACGCGTCCTCCCAGGTGCAGTAGTCGCGCAGCGCCCACAGCAGGCGCCCGGTCATGAGACAGTCCGCCGACGCCCGGTGCGCCTTGCCGGGCGCTTCGATGCCGAACCGCTCGCACACGGCCGTCAGCTTGTGCCGGCCCTTGCCCTTCCACCACCGCCCGACGTGGTCCATGCGCACGAGCGCGAGCGGGTCGATGAGCGGCTTGTCCGCCACCGCGTCGTCCCACGCTCTCCCGATCAGACGCGCGAGCACCGGGGCGTCGTAGTGGTAGAGGTTGTAGCCGACGATGATGTCGGCGGCCTGGACGTGCGTCAGGAAGCGCTCGGCGACGTCCTCGAGCCGCGGGGCGCTCGCCACGTGCGCGTCCGTGATCCCGTGGATGGCGCTCGCTTCCTCGGGGATCGGGCAGCCCGGGTTGATGAGCGTGCCCCTCCGCCGGACCGGCTGCCCGGCCTCGAAGCGGACGGCGCCCAGCTCGACCACGGCGCACGTCGCCGGGTCGGGGCCCGTGGTCTCGGTGTCGATGACGAGCCAGGAGGCGGTCCAGGGGTTCACGCCCCACCTCCCCGTGCGGCCACGCCCAGCACGAACAGCTTGATGTCGCGGTGTATCTTCGTCCCATTGGGGTCGTCGCTGCGCGAAACCATGACCCCGAGCGGCCCGAAGAACAGCGCCGTGTCGTGCTCCCGCCGCTCGACGCGCGGGCGCTGCCACGGCGGCCCCCAGCCGATGTGCATGGATCTCCGCGGGCGGAAGATGCTCAGGCGGTAGTCCGTGCGCGCGTGCGGCCGGAGCGTGACCACCAGGTCGGTCGGCTCGTGAACCAGCGCGTGCATGACTCCGCCGTCCGCTCGCGTCGCCGTCGCGCGGTACACGTCGAGCGCCGGCAAGTGCAGCGGGCCGGGCAAGCGGTAGTGCTTGGTGATGATGCTCATTGCGTCTTCTCGTCCTCCATCGCCTGCACGACTGCCTTGCCGGTGTCGGTCAAGTACGGATTGCCGAAGTTGCTGTAGGCGAGCCCACGCCGGTCGAGCGCCGCGACCACGCGCAACGGCGTCGTCGTCTCGCCGCGCCGGCGCCACACCTGCGCGAGCTCGCTCATGGCGGCGCAGTCGGCCACCGCCCGCAGCACCTCGCGCTGCAGCGGCGGCAGCTTCGCGAACGTCTTGCGTGCTGCAGCCATGGCCTCGGCCGCGCGCACCTGCGCCCAGTGGCGGGCCGCCTGCTGCCAGAGGCTGTGCGCGTCGTCGGACAGGCGGTGAGCGATGCTGGCGATGAGCTTGAAGTCGGCTTCGCTCGCCAGCGGGTCGAAGATGAGCTTGGTGCCGTCGATGTTCATGGGGTCTCCTTGTTCACCTCGGTGTCAGTCATAGTCGAACACCACCAGCAGCCGACCCTCCGGCACGTCGACGCCGTTCGCCTTGCCCGCCTCGCGGAGCCGCTCCCAGGCATCGCGGGCGGCCTTGATCTCGCCGGGGAACTCGCTGCTCAGCCACGCCTCGAAGTCGGACAGGGGCGTCACGTCGGGCGTCAGCAGGCCCGGCCCGTAGGCGTTCGCGTTGTCGGCGATGCGGAAGCCGACCCAGTGCGTCCACGACTCGTAGCTGTAGCCGAGCCGATGGTATCCCCCGGCAGACTCGACCACGGACTCCACCCACGGCGCACGATCCCACGTCCCGTTTTCACACGGACTCTCTGTCCAGTGCGTATCCCCGATGGCGCCGAACACGACGCCCATGTAGTGTCCCTGTCCCATGGATGGCTCCCTTGTTGATGGTGTACGGCCGCGCCAGAGCACCTGTGCCCAGCCGTAGGTTCTTACCTCACCCGCCTCGACATGTCGGAAAGAGCGTCGTCTGCCGTCCACGTCGTCGGTCTGTCCTCGCCCATACCGCCTCGCCCTCCTTCCGGTCGTCCACGATCTCCACCGTCACAGTGCCGCCGCAGCGCGTGTCCACGACGTAGACGGCGCGCACCACGCGCTCGGCGCGCTCGGCGAGGTGTAGGGGGTGGGACGGCGTCCAGCTGTTCAGCGCTGCCAGCGCGCCCGCCGCCGCCTCGCGCCCGCTCCCGATGGCGCAGTGACCTTGCTCGATCTCCCAGGCGACGCCGGAGGCATCCAGGCACCACAGCCGCCCGTCGACTACGGCGATGGCCTCCGCCTCGTAGTGGCGCGCCCCGCCCGGGGTGTCGTGCGGCTTGTCGGCCACCGCCTCGCAGGCGTGACGCAAGGCCACGGCCAGCCCCATGGCGCCGCGCTCCGCCGCGCCCTCCGCGCGCCAGAAGAAGCCCTCGCAGATCGCGTTCTGCCCCACGGCGCCGACCAGGACGTCGCCGAACCGGCGGACCTTGCGGTAGCTCTCGGCCAGGATGATGTTCCCGCTCGTCACGCGGCCGTCGCTCGCCATGGCCCACCTGTCCGCTTCGCGGAAGGCGATCACTACGCTCATGGTGCGTTGTCCTCCTTCCGTGCGCCCGCCCGCCTCGTCACCGCCACGAACCCGAACGCCCACCGCGTGCCGTCTGCGCTGTCCTTCCGCGTCGGCCGCTCGAACGGCGGCCCCATGCTCACCTGCCAGCGCGGGCCGGTGAACACGATGTTGTCGGGGCTGATCGTGATGCCGCGCGCCCGACGTCCTTGCAAGGAACCGCGCCACGTAGGCGGCAACCGGGTCCGGGCGCGCGTCGTTCCGCCGGCGCTCCTCGTCGAGCTCGGCCTGCGTGAGCGTCACCTTGAGCGGTCTCCAAGCCATCATCGACCTTCCCTCCTCACCGTCCTCGCCGCCCGTCCGCGGCCGATGTCCTTGTGTGCCTGTCCGTGGTACTGCCCCCACGCATCGGGCACCTCGCCGGTCGCCGCGCTCGGCAGGGTGGCGCACCCGCGTCTCGCACCCGCCCCACGGCAGGCGCATCTCCTCGACGCACGCCTCGCCCTCGTACCGCCGCACGGTCACGCCCGCGACGTCGCACTCCAGCTCGCAGCCGTCCGCCCGCGCCGTCGTCGTCGTGGCCGTGCGCGCCGTGACCTCCGCGCGCAGGCCCCACAGGGCGGTGATCAGGCGGTGGTGGTGGGGGTTGATCATCTCGCTCGCTCCCGCAGCACGGCTGTCCCCGCCTCGACCACCTCCGCCAGCGACGCGCGGGTCAACAGCAGGTCGCGGGGCCGCTCGCCGGTCATCCGCTCGTACGTGTCGCAGTACGCCTCCCATGCCGCCCGCTCCGCCTCCGTGCTCGGGCGCGTCAGCGGCCGGTGGCGCGTGGCCTCGACCATGGCCGCGAGCATGGCGTGCCCGAGCTCCTCGACGGCCGCCAGAACCTCCGCCCGGTCGTGCTCGCCGACCGGCCGGTAGCTCACGACGCCCGGCTCGACCGCGACTACGAGCGTGCGCCCGCGCGGCAGGTCCGGGCACAGGGCGCCGGCCAGCTCGTAGCGCACGCGGCCGCCGGGGGTGGTGCGGCGGGTGTAGAGGTCGGTTGCGGTCATGGCGCGGGCACCTCCGCGCACCCCGGACAGAAGACCACCCCGTCCTCGCGCATGTCACACCGCAGATTGTCACGGCTCGTGACAGCCAGAGCGATGCTGCCGCCAATGGATGCATCTGCCACGCGAAGCGCCTGCCGGACGATTTGGTCGTCCTTCTTCATCTCCCTACCCTCCTCCCCCTCGGCCTCAGCACCACCCCGACACTCAGCAGCCGATACCGCACGGCCTGCCACGTGTAGCCCGTCTCGGCCGCCAGCTCCGAGAGACTCGCGCCAGCCTCGTAGCGGGCAGCGAGCGCCTTGCTCAGTGTGCGGCTCTTGGGGCCGGTGAGGCGCTGGGTCACGTGATGACCTCGCGCATGGCCGCTGCCACGTCGCGCTTGAGCTGAATCACCCGGTCGTGCAGTTGCCGCGCCGCCTCCTCGGGCCTCGAGCACCACGACGTCTCGACGTGGAAGCCCGGCAGCGACGCGACGCCCTTCCAGCCGACCGCCTCGCCGTCGGCTGACTCGACGTCCAGCGTCACGCCCGGGCCGTCGTAGGTCCAGGCGTCGCAGTCGGCGTCGAACACGAGCTGTGCGCGCCCGACGCGCAGAACGTCCGGGTCGTCGGCCGGGCGGCCGTCGCGCAGATCCTTGACCTTGGGTCGCTTGGCGCTTGTCACAGTGCGTTCTTCCCGCGGTCGTGCCGCGTCGTGCCGAGCTTGCGCAGGCGCTGCGCGACGGCCGCCTGAGTCATGCCAGCCTCGTTCGCGATCTGCGGCTGAGTCGCGCCGTTCCGGTACGCCTCCGCCATGGCCTCGCTCACCGCGCGGCTCTCGGGCGTCTCCGTCCGGCCCTTGCGCAGCCGGCCCGTGATGCGCGCCGGGTCGTCGCCGGTCAGCTTGGCGATCTTCTCGACAGTCAGGCCGCCAGCGATGGCGGCCCGGATGATGGGGGCTGGGATCATGGGGGCCTCCTTCACCGTGCGTGGGCCTTGGGAAACCGGCAGCCGTCCGCGAACGGCTGGACCCAGCCGGCGGAGCACTCGAGCGGCGGCGTGATGACCTCGCCCTTCGGCGTCTCCAACGACAGGTTGCAACTCGCGTAGCCGTCCCCGTCGCTGTCCGAGCCCTGGCACGCGACGTTGACGATCTTGTGCCCCGGGTAGTTGGCCGCGGCGTACTCCCGCGCCAGTCCCTCGGCCTTCTCGACGTTGGCGCAACCGGCCAGCGCGAGCGCCGCGATGATGAGCGTGATGTGTCTCATGGGGTCCTCCTACCAGCGCCGCGCGGCGCCGAAGCCGACGAAGATGCCGATGATCAGCAGCACCACCGCGACGCTGATCCACAGCGGCGAGAGCACCCACCACCACGACCAGTCGATGACGCTGCCGAGCTTGAGCCCGATGAACAGGATCGTCAGCAGTCCCGCGAAACCCACGCCGCCGCTGCTCCCGCTGCTCTGTGCCATTGCCTACCTCCTCTCTTGAAGCTTCCCGCCCGACTGACCCGCGTCCGTAAGACGGGCCCGCCGGACGGGCGCCCGCACCGCGCGGGCGTGACTGGTCAGCGCCCGCCGCGCTGGTAGCCGCGCACCTTGGCCGCCTGGCCGCGCGCGATGTCGAGGTCGTCGCGCTCCACAGCCACGGCGCGGGTGTGCGCAACAGCGATCTGGCGGCACTCGGTCTCGGTCAGCTTCCGATCGCCGACGACACTCGGCGGAACGGGGCCGGTGATAAGGCGTCTCATGGCCCCACCTCCGCTCGCGCCGCGACTTCGCGCACCGTGGCGCTCAGGTCCCCAATGTCGTTACCCAACGAACCCGCCTGAGATCCGTCCGCTGAGATCACGCGGGAGTGCCGTCGAACGCAGCCGGTCGCCGCTGTCCCTGTCCCCGTGCTCATGCCTCACTCCCTGCCGCCGGCGCAGCTCGCAGCCATGCGATGCGGTCACGCACCCAACGGTCCAGGTCCTCGCCGCTGTGCGGCAGGTACTGGAACTCGATGGTCGTCCGCTCCATCGCGTCCCGCTGCCCCGTGGTGAGCCACACGCGGATGCCGATGTGGGGCAGCACCGCCTGCTTGCTCGCGTCCTTCTCGGCCCGGTAGTCGATGATGAAGCCGCCCATGAAACTCTCGCAGGAGAAGCCCGCACGGGTGAAGCGCCGCGTGACCTTGGCTGCGAGCAGCTTTCCCAGACGGTTGTGCTCGCGTCGCGCGTGGTCGAGCGCATCCTTCCGCCGCCGGTACGCCTCCTCGGCTTCGCGGGCCACGGGGACGGGCAGAGCCGCCAGCGCGGCGATGATTTCGGCAGTGGTCATGGCAACGGTCTCCTCTGCATTGGGCAAGGGATCTTGGAGTCGCACAGCCCGCCGCACCCGCAAACGGCGCACGTGGCGTCGCCGTAGCGGCACTTGTCGAGCGTGCGCTTGTGCGTTTCGCAGTAGATATCCTCGCGGTAGCGCCGGCGGCGGGCGTTGCGCTTACGATCCATCAGCTTGCCTACCCAGGGCATCAGGCCGTCCCCCACTCGTCTTCCGCGAGGATCTCCGAGCAGAGCACCGTCGCGGCCGTCAATTCCTCGTTCGCGCCACCCGCCTCGATGTAGCCTTGGATGCGACGCACCTTCTCGGCGAGGCTTCGGGCGAACCGCCGGGCGTCTTCGAGCGGAGTTGAACCTGCCTCGGCCGCGCGGACCCTGACGTACGCTCCGTAGCTACCCTGGATCGCTCGGAGCTCGCTCGCTGTGGCTCGAACCTTCGGGGCGAGGGCTGCATCGATCTCTGCGGAGATCCCTTGGATCGCAGCGTCCATCTCCTTCAGAGTTGCTCCCAAGGCATGCTGCTCGGTGGACATCTGCTCCGCTGCGACACGAAGCTCCACCCGCAAGCGCTGAACCTTGGCCGCTTCTGCCTGGGCGGCTTCGAGGGTGGACTCGGGCGCGCGCACTTCGGCATGCCGCTGATGTTCGGGTTCAGCTCCACAGTAGTCGCACGATTTTTCGCCGTACATCTGCAGGAGATAGGCAGACTCCTTCATGGCATCGAGCCGAAGAAGGTCCGACTCATAGTGTGCGTCGAGCAAGGACGCGCGTGCGAGCATCGCGTCGAGTTCATCCAACCGCCCTCGATGCTCGCGTTGCTGGGTAAGGAACTTGGCCCTCTTGGACTCCGCGGCGCGAAGATCGCTCAACGCCGTGCTCGACAGATCGCCCAGTTCACGCAGCTTGGCTTCGAGTTCAGACGCCAGCTCAGGCGTGATGTCCATGCTCTGGAGGAGCTCATCGAGCGCGGCCTGGTCACGCTCAAGCAGACCCTCGATCGCCTCCTTCCGCCCTGCCAACCGGCCCGCGGACGTTTTCGCATCCTCTGGCTGCACGATGGCGGAATCATCGACACCGGTGAGCAACATCCGGATCATACTTGCCGCGGCAGTGTTGCCGGTATTCTGGGAACCGTAGAGCGGAGAGCGCTTCGCGATGATTCGCTCTTCATCGACGATCAGGGCCTTGGACAGGACCCGGAAACTGGCCTCCTGAGTCGTCCCGCTATCGTTCTTGCGGACTCGCCTGCCATCAAGGCCGCACAGGCCAAGCAAGAAGCCGGAGACAGACTCCTTGGCGTTGGTGGTCTCGCCCAGAACCTCCCACTCGATGTCGGCTCCGAGTGCATCGTCGATCGGCCCGCGAAAGAGCCCGATCTTCCCACCAACGAGCGCACGCTTCAGGGTGTAGAACTGGCCGTCGGCCGCTTCGATGCACAGATAGGCGACGTCGTACGGTCTTGCCTGCGGGATCTCTTCGGGAGGGGTGCCGGCGCCCATCACGAAGTCGATGCAGCTCAAGGCGTAGGACTTCCCCGTATCCGACGCCCCCTCGATGACGTTGAGCCCCGACGCGAAGACGAGACTCCCGGCCACCTGACCAGGGCCACAGAGACGAAGCTCCCGAAGCTCGAAACCGCGGCGAGCGCTCTCGTCTGTCATGTCGACCTCCCTGAGCCGCGGTACTCGGCGAACTGCCCACCCCAGCGATCGAGCTCTGTATTGACGTATCGGCTGATCTCGCTGGTCTCCAACTCTCCGAAGCTCGCTGCGATCCAGCTCGCGCGGCTCCGAAGGGCTTCGACATACTTGCTGCGGAGCGAGTCCAGGAAGCAGCCGCCTCGGTCGGTTGCGCCGTAGCTGAAACCGTTCGCGTCCATCGTCACGGAGACCAGACCGCGCCTGGCGTACAGGGCAAGGCCAGGCTCCAGCACGGCACGTCGGACGAGCACTTCGGCTCCGCGTTGTGGCACCGCAGGATGGAGACTCTCCGGGCCACCGTCCACGTCCGCCGAGTGGACCAGAAGGTAGTCGAGCAGAACGAGCCGCTGAAGGTCGTGGCGATGAGGATCGAGCTCGACGAGGATGCACAGCGAGCGGAGCCCAAGCTCGACTGGCGAGTTGAACACCCAGGATGTCGTGGCGTCCGGCGTGCCCATCACGGCACCCACTTGAGCCGAGCGTTGTCGGCGAGCTGGTGGCAGATGCCTGCCTTGTCCTTGACCCCGAGCACCTGACCGACGCCGCTGGTCCAGCGCACGCGCACGACGCCGCGCCCTGCCTCCGTCTTGTGCTTGTTCTTGCGCCGGCCCTCGGTGTGACTGCGGCGGCGCAGGATGTTCGTGTTCACCGCCCCGCCTCCGCCGTCCGCGCCCCGTCCTGCAGCCCGCGCTCGTAGCCGTGCTGCCACGCCTCGCCGAGCGCCGCTGCGCTCATCCACACGACGAACCCAATCGCCGCAATCGCGCACGCGGCAGCGGTCAGGAGTCGGATCATGCGTCACCTCGCTTTACTGACGATAAACTTGACTGGTAGTAATACAACGACCCACACGAACACGCAAGCGAAAAGCTCAGGCCGCCGCGCTTTCCGCAAAACGCCAGCCGGTATCGGCACTTAGCTCCGCCTCGCGCGCTTCACCCACAAGCAGGTTGCCACCAAACAGAGCGCGTCCGTCCTCGAACGGCACGATCTGCGGCCAGACGGCGCCGTCGTCGCAGCGGGTGAGCACCATGGCGCCCTGCTGCCAGTCGACGCGCGGCGTCGCGGCCGGCACCACGCCGTCAATGCGGCAGAGCGTGCCCGGGCTCCCGCTGAAGATGCGCGTGCGGCGCCCGCCCGGGCCGTGCAGCGTGCGCCACGCGAGCTCGCAGCGGTGGATGTGCCCGTAGACCTCGGAGTGCGTGGCCTCGCCCAGCACGGCGGCGGCCGTCGCGCCCGCGCGCTTGCGTACCGTGTGCCCGTGGTGCACACGCACCTGGTCCCACAGCCACACCTCGGCGCCGTAGGGCCCGTGGTACTCGACGTCGAGCGCCGCGAGCCCGAGCAGGCGCGGGATGCTCAGGAGCGCCGGCCCGCGCGTGTCGTCGGCCGGTCGCAGGCCCTCGGCCTCGGGCAGCATGGCGACGATCGCCTTCTCGATCCGGTGCTCGTGGTTGCCCTCCAGGTAGACGATGCGCGCCCCGGGCGCCGCTGTGCGCAGGCGCCCGATGAACCAGTGCAACTCGATCAGGCTCGCCTGCGTCGTGTACCGGAGCGCGGCGCTGGCCGTGTACTTGGTCGACCACGGCGCCAGGTCGAGCATGTCGCCCAGGAGCACGATGATCTCGGGCTGCAGGAGCTGCGCGAGCTGTACGGCCAAGTCGCAGGCGCGCCGGTCGTGCAGCGGGTCGAGCGTGCCGCGCTCCCGGTCGTGCCGGAACCCGTGCTGACTGTCGGGGACGATGAGCGCCTGTCGCAGCGCCCCGGGCTCGAGGGGCCGCGCCTCGCGCCGGAGGTGCGCGACCGGCTGCACCGGCTCGAGGCCGGGCGTGCGCTGTTGCAGATGCGCCGTCACCTGCCAGACGCGCCGGTCGCCGCTCACCCAGCTATTCGCCTTCCAGCGCTCGACCGCCCAGCGCTCCCGGTCGACGTCCGCGTCGCGCATCAGGTCGTCGAGCGTGTAGGGGCCCTCATCCGTCGCAGCTCCGGCCGTCGCCCCGTCGTCGGTCTCGCGCAGGGCAGCGGGGGCCGGCGGGGGCGGCTCCTCGGCGTCCTGGGGCACGCGCGGCGGCTTGATGCGCGTCGTCATCGGGCGGCCGCTCTTCGCGGCCTCGATGCGCCCGCGCAGGGTCGAGCGCGAGACGCCCAGCGCGCGGGCGGCGCTGGCGACGCACCCGTGGTGCGGCTCGGAGTCGACGAAGCGCAGGAGCGCCTCGCCGGTCAGGGAGTCGGCCATGGGGGGTGTCCTTTGTGGGAGAGGCGGGAGGGTCAGGCGGCCGAGCGCTCGATGCGCTTCAGCTTCTTGTAGTAGCTCGGATCTTCGGCCAGGTGGTCCATCGCGATCTCGCGCGCGATGGCCTCGTCGTCGGTGTGCTCGCGCTCGTGCGCGATGCCCTCGGCGAGCGCCTCGGGGTCGAAGTCCTCGGGGCACCGGCCGTCCGCCGTGCCGCCGCGGAGCTTCTCGCGCGGGCGCAGCGCCTTCTCCGTCGCCTTGTCCGCCCGCTCGACGATGGCCCGGGCCCACCGCCAGCCGGCGTCACCGCCCCAGAGGTGCCACGCCTGCCAGCCCTTGCCCTGCTCGTCCCACGTCTCGCCCTGCTTGTCGGGCTCGTGACGCGGGAAGTAGGCGGCGATGTGCCGGACCTTCGCCAGCGACACCGGGCGGCCGGACGCCAGCAGGCGAGCCGTTGCGAGGCCGACGGACGTGCCGCCGCGCTCGCTCGGGGGCTTGTCCTTGCGGACCTGCAAGGCGCGCCGGGCGGCGGCCTGGACGGCGAGGGGCGGGGTGTAGGAGTCGGTGGACTTGTGGAGGTGCAGGACGAGGCGCATCGGACGCGCGCTCAGCGCCTTCTCCGTGTTGGCCTCAGGGATCTTCGCGCCCGTCACCTGCTCCGCCGCGTAGCGCGCCGCGTTGTTGCGCTGGCGCTGCCAAGCTCCGATGCTCGGTGCCCAAAGGGGCGGAGGTGCAGCACGAGGCGGAGAGACTTCTTGACCGTGCCAATCTTGTCCGCCACGGCGTCGAGCTTGTCGGCTGGGATGGTCCAGCGCCTGAAGTCGGCGTCCCACCGGCCGCCCGCGGCGCGGATGGCGTCCTTGTGCGCGAACGTGTTGCCGGACAGGCCGATGCGATCGCCCAACTTCGTGACAACGATTCCGGCCCTCACGAGCTTGTCGAGCGCGTCCGCTCCGTCGCTCTCGACCGTCGCCTTGCCGCTGAGACCGCTCACGGGCGCAATCGCGGGCGCGGGCTTCTCCGCCTGCGCGATCAGCCTGTCCGCCAAGTCGAAGGCGTCCGTGCTCTTGTTGTCCAGCCACCAGCCGGCGCTGGTCTGGCGCTTGAACGCCTCGGCTGCGTCCGCAAGGTCGTCCGGAGACTCCGCGGCGATGATCTGGAGCTTGCGCTCGCGCACGGCCTCGGCCGCGCGCACCTGCGCCTCGCTGCCGGTCAGCACCGGCATGGGGCCGACGGCCTTGACCGCGTCGAGTATCGGCTTGAGCAGCGCCTCGCCGCGCTCTCGCACGGCCTGCAGCGCTTCCTCGTTCACGCCGCGTTGTGCGAGGATCTTGAGGTTCTCCGCGAAGACGTCGGCCCTCCCCTCCTTCGCGTTGCGCAGCGCCAAGTCGGCGAACTGGCCCTGCGCAAACGGCAGGGCCTTGATCGGGTCGGCGGGCTGGGCCTTGACGCCGACCTTCCGCGCCTCGCGCTCCCGGGCCGCCACCTGCTTCGGCGTGCCGTGCTTGCGCGCGGCCTCCAGGTCGCGCTTGGCCTTCTCGCGCGCCTTGCCGATGGCCTCCGCATGCTCCCGGTGCAGCATCGCGACGAACGCCGAGCGCTTGACCGTCTCGGTGTGCCCGCTCTCGTCGTGCCGGATGGTGACGTCGTCGCCGTCGACCTTCGTGACGTGGAAGTGCCCCTCCTTGCCCGCGTGCTTCACGCGGAACGCGGCGCCCTCGTGGATCGTGTCCTCGTGGCCGATGCCCTTGCCGGCGGTGACCGTGTAGTAGTACCTCCAGGGCCGCTTCGGGTTGCCCGTGCGCTCGCGCCGGATGTACTTGTGGCCGGCGCCCTTCGTGACGAGCTGGCTCAGGAACAGCAGGCGGCCGATCTGCTCGGGCAGTTCGTGCTCGATCGGGTGGGTGTGCATGCTCAGGCTCCGGAAAAGGCCCATCTGCCCGCGGCGGTCGCCCTGCTGGCCAGATGCCAGGTCGAGCAGGTCATCGGTGGACCGGCTGCCGCCCGCAAGGTCGCCCTGGCCGGCCGGGTTGCGCTTGGCGTGCGTCGCGAAGTCGCGGACGAACGCCGCCATCTGCACGGGCTTGTCGAGACGGTCGACCAGTACCTGCAGCAGTCGTTGCGACGTGCCGTCCAGCTTCGGCTTGCTCTCGAAGCCCTCGACGCCAAGCGCCGCGAAGCCGCCCGAGTCGCGGTCGTACTCGGAGACGCTCGTCAGGTTGCGCCGGCGCATGTAGGCGTGCGCCTCGAGCGCCGTGCGCAGCGGCTTCTGCAGGTCGTGGCCGTTGCGAGCGGCCCGGACGAGGTGCGGCACGACGCCCGAGATCGCGGCCACGTGCTTCGGGAGCATGTCCGACAGGAGATCCGGATCGGGCAGGTAGTGCCCGACCAGCACCCGCTCGACGAACGTCTTGCCGTCCTCGTTCAGCTTGCCGTCCTTGCCGACGTACTGGCTGCGGTTGCGCCGATCGATGATGGCCTTGCCCTCGCGCGCGGACTGCAAGTCGCGCACGAAGCGAGCGCCTTCGCTGGACGACAGGAACGCGTTGAGCGTGGGGTGCAAGGGCTCGCCAGTCTCCTTCGTGCGGTCCATGGCCGTCGCCAGCCCGTCAAGCATGGCCTCGGTCACCATGCGGCCGCGCGCGACCTGGTCAACGCGTGGGTCCATGCCCTGGGTGAACGACTCGTTGTAGCGCCGAACGAGCACGCCCATCTGGGCACGGTCGGCGTCCGGGACGTCCACCTCGCGCACGAGGATGGGCGCCTTCATCGCGTCGACGTCGCCGTGCGCAAAGCCGAACTCGTGCGCGTGCTCTCTCAGGTAGTCCTTGTACGCCTGCGCCTTGTCCGGCGCCTCGGCGTAGGCGAGCTGCAGGCTCATCGTGCGGCTGTTGCCGCCGAGCACCACGCCGCCGGCCGTCATGACGGGCGGGCCGTTGACCGCGTCCGGGTTCGTGTTCACGACGTAGGCCGGCTGCAGCTTGCGGGCGTTGGTGCGGACCTTGTCCTGCTCGGCCTTGTCCCGGTGGTAGGAGCGCTCCTGCACGCCCTCTGGGTAGTCCTCGCGCTGCTTGAATCCCTTGGTCGGGTCGTGGCTGGCCACGGCGTCCCCGGCCTCCACGAGCCGATAGCGGGCGCGCTGCGGCGTCGGGTTGCCCTCGGCGTCTGCGACGAACACGGTCGTTGCCGCGCCCTGGATGCCGCGCGCGTCCGGCTTGCGGGCGCCTGCTCGCTCTGCCCGCAGCGCGTCCCATCGTGCCTGCAGATCGTGCGCCTTGCCGACTTCCGGCACGTCGCGCAGGCCGGGGTACGCGTGCGCGAGCCGCTCGAGGCTCATGGACACGCGCGCGCCTAGCATGGCGGTCGCGTAGTCGATCATTGCCCGCCGCGCTGCCTCGTTGGAGCCGGCCGCCTCGATGGCGCCGAGCAGCGCCTCCGCCTTGCCCAGCTCCTCGGCCGCGTCGCGCCGCATCTCGACCAGCCGCTCGTCGAAGTCGGCCTTCGGCAGTCGCAGCGTTGCGGCCTCGACCACGTGCGCGGCCCGCACCTTCGGCGCGCCGTCCGCGCCGCGCAGGTTCTCCGCGCCCTTGGTGATCTGCCGCGCGTTCGCGCTCACGCGCCGGCCGATCGTCGCGTCCGACGCCATGGCCAACAGGGCGCGCTTGGCGTCCTGCTCCCAGCCGGGCCGCGCCGCCAGGAAGCTCACGATGCGCTGGGCGTGCTCCGGGGGCACCTTGGCCGCCGCGAAGCGCTGTGCGTACGCCTTCGACGTCGCCTGCGCGTCGTCGTGGTTGACACGCTCCGCCTCCCGCACGAACCGGCGCAGCATGCGCTCGGCGCCCGCCTCGAAGCGCGAGCGGTACACGGCCGCCATCTTCGCGTGCAGGTCGGCGTGCGTCAGCTCCTGCTCCTGGCCCGTCTCGCGGTGGCGCACGCGCACCTTCTCATGGTCCGCGTGCACGACGTCGAGCACGCCGCCGGCGCGCGTGTTGATGCTCTCGCCCTCGACCGCGTGGCGCGCCGTCGACGCATCGCTGTAGTAGTAGCGGTAGCCGCCGCCCGGCTTCGGGACGCGCCGGATGTACTTGTGGCCGGTGGCCTTGCCGAGCGCCTGCAGCGCAAACAGGCGGGCGCCTTCGGCCTCGGGCAGCTCGACCCATCTGGGCCTGGCGAGAGTGAGCCTCACGGCACCACCTCCACGGCGCCCGCGTCCGGCGCGCACTGGACCACGTCGGGCGCCGGGCGCTCGGCGGGCGGCTCGTAGCTGCCGAAAATGTCGTCGAGCGGCACGCCCAGCGCGAGCCCGACGGCTGCGGCAAGGAGCGCGATCGCGGTGCCAATCTGCTTGGCGCGGATGCGGTTGGTCATGGCGGGCTCCGAAACGCGGCGAGGCGCCTCGACGGGATGCCGGGCGCCTCGGTGCGTGGGGTGTCATGCTCGCGCGCGAACGGCGCAAGCGGGGCTGCTCGGGAGTTTAGCAGGAGTAGAGCGCGGAGTCGAGTGCAGGAGGGGTCAGCGGGAGGCCAGCGCGTCCGTCAGCGCCCGGTGCCCCGGGCCTCGTCAGTGGGCTAGTCGGCGATGAGCGCCAGCGCCCGGGCTCCGCGCATGGTCACGCCCCAGCCGTCCATGCGCTGCCCATCGCGGTACGCCTGCCAGTAACCGTCGCCGTCGTACCGCATGGTGACGACGGCTCCGTGCGGCACGCCCTCGGGCCTGTCGTCGCTGTACAGGTCCGCCAGCTCGCCCATGGTCGTCGCGAACCTGGGCGCGGGGCACCGCGTCGCGATGATGTCGTCGGCAGCATCGTCGTCGGGCTCGCAGCCGCCCTCGGTCAGCATGAGCCGGATCGCGTCGCCGGCCGTCTCGCCCTCGTACACGCCCAGCACGAATCCGCTCGTGGTGTTCTCGATCAGGTAGTGCGCCTTGGCGGCCGGAAGGTCGCGGCTTTCGCCCTCCTCCGCCTCCGTGCTGACCGCCTCGCCGATGCTCTCGCACCAGATGACGTAGGCGTCGGCGTCGTCCGCCTCGTACAGCGGAACGTCGCCGCTGTAGCAACGCCAGACGCCGCCCTGGACGTACTCGAACCGCACCGTCCCCTCCACCAGGCTCCCATCGGTCGGCATGCGGAGCGGTCTGTTGGCCACGGCGCGACGCATCTCCTGCAGCAGGGACGCCTCCACCTCGAACGTCGCCGGAGCGCAGCGCATCGCAGAGATGTTGTCGGTGACGCCGAGGGCGATCGCCTGGCTCTCCGCCTTGTCGAGCGCCTCCGCCGCGCTCCCCGCCTCGATGACCATGAGAGTCGGACCGAACGTCTTGCTGATCAGGTAGTGCTTGCTCGCCATCGTCGTCTCCATCTGGTTGGTGCCGCCGTCGTTCATGACCCAACAATACACCACAGGTGAATCGGCGTCAAGGGCAAAGTTAACCAGAGGTGAATTTTTCTTCCGCGGCCCGGGCCGCGTCCACCGCCCCCGGCACCTCGGCGAGCACGTGGGCGAGGATGAACAGCCACTTCGGCGGCTGGTAGGGCTGCCCCGCCTCGGGGCCCGACTCGGCACGCGTGCCCCGCAGGGCGCGCGACATGGACGGCCGCGCCATCCCGACCAGGTCTGCTGCCTCGCTCGGTCCGAGCCCGGCCCGCTTCAGGGCGGCCCGGATCTCGGCCGCGGTCTTGATCGAGTCGCTCAAGGTGTTCACCTCCGGTGCATCAGTGTCGCGTGGGCCTTGGTCGCCGTCAAGCCGCCGCGGACCGCCGAGGGGCTTGACCCCGTTCATCAGCCGATCCACCATCGCGGCCATGAGCAGCAACCGCACCAAGCAGGACCGCAACCGGGCCCGGCGCCTCGACCGCCAGCGCGCGCGCCAGGGCGCCGCGGAGGAAGCCGGCGACGGGCCCTCGCTGTACCACCTCACGGTCAACACCGCCCACAGCCGGATCTCGCCGCGCTCCGAGGTGCGCGACGACGTCGTGGCGATGCTACGGCAGCGGATCGCGGAGGCGGACCTGGGCCATGTCCCCCTCGACGACGTCGAGCCGGGGGCCTTCGCGCGCCTGAGCGTCGAGCCCGACATCAGCGCCTACGGCGTCGAGCTCGGGCTGACCTTCGGCGGCGAGCGGCTGCCCGTGGTCATGTCGGTGCTGTGCGTCGACCCTGAGCACACCGCGGCCGTGTGGCGCCACGCCCAGCGCTCCTGGGCGAAGATCATGCGCGAGCTGCCACCCGTGCAGATGCCGCCGGCGGACCGGCCGTGGCTCGCCGCCATGGTCCTCCCGTCGGCCCTTGCCCGCCAGGACGCGCTCTTCTGGATGGGCGATGCGGAGCGTTGCCTCGCCTGGGCGCTCATCGAGTCACGGGAGTGGCTCGAAGTCGAGTGAGCCGGGGGCGGCCGGCGGAGCTCCCCCTTGTCCCAGCACCTCCGCCTCGAGGCGGCGCAGCCGGACGAGAAGCCGGCCGGCGTGCTCCTCGAGGAGCCCGGGCACGGACGTAGACGGCGTGGTGGCCGCTCGGGCCGACAGTAGATCCCCCGCCGGATCAACCACTGCGCGAGCGCGGCCGTGTCGAGCTGGTTGATCGGCACGAATGCGACCGGCAAATGAAGCGGGATCCTGGACAACAGGTCTCGCGGGTAGGTGTCCGGGAACCGAAGCTGTCCCGCTTCGAGCGCCTCTTCCAGCCATCGAGCCATCACTGCGAGTCCTCCGAATCCTCGCGGTCGTGGGCAGCCATCAGGAGCTCGCGGTCGCCCGCATCGTGGTGCGGCGCCGCGAGTGCCGCTACCGCATCAGCGCGGCGGATGAGGGCTGCCAGCCGGTGTGCCTCGAGTCCGAAGCGCTGGGCGACGCGCGCGACGTCGTCGGCGAAGCGGTCCTCCGACGGCGCACGGCAGAGAGAGAGCCAGCGGAGCGTCTCAGACGCGCAGCCGAGCTCGTTGGCGATATCGTCGTCGGAGAGGCCTTCGAGCTCGCAGCATCGGGAAAGGACCCGGCCCAGGGTCCAGGGTTCCGTTCGGGCACGCTCGGCGGCGAGGCCAAGCCAGCTACGTTCCTTCCTCATCGCGCAACCTCGCTCCAAGGCGCTCGAGCACTTTGACGAGGCGGTCGCGATGGCGCTTCACCTCGCGCTGGCGCTCGAGCTGCGGAAGCCCCTGGAGCCCCAGCGCCTCTGCCAGGGCCTCCGTCGAGCGCTCCCCATCGAGGATCAGCGCCAACGCCGCGCGATCGCGTTCGTCCTGTAGTGCTCGTTCGACCTTCTGCCATAGCTCTCGGGCCTCCACGACCCGCTCCATCCTTTCCTTCGGAGCCGGAGCACGAAGTTCGACAACGACACCGAACTCCTGCTCCCGTAAGGTGGGACCGGAACTCCCACAGAGTACGCAACTGTTCAGGACAGATATTGATGGCAGCTGTGTGGAGTATGCAAAGACCGAGACGCTTCGGTATTTCTCCGTCGGTGAGGAGATCGAGCCAGGGGACTTCGTTGAAGGAAAGAGGGTCGTTTCCGACTAGGTAACTCGACGCTGCGCAACACACGGCGTTTCCGACCATCTTCACGCGGCGTCCGTCAGTCCCCTCAGCGCCCCCGCATGCCCCGCCTCCACCGCCCAGAGCTTCTGTCGCCCGCGCACGCCCCGGATGGGCTCGCCGAGCGGCCGCACCTGGTCGAGGTGCCACAGCACAGGCCCGAAGGCCCACGGGGACACGCTTTGGATCGCGCAACCGCGCGCGATCGTTGTGAAAGTGCCTATCCTGGGCCCTTCAACCCCGCTCGTAGATCCGCCGCACCGTGATCACCTCCACCAGCCGCGGCTTGCGCTCGGGCTCGCGCGGCGGCACGGGGTCGCTCTGCCGCTCCATCATCCGTCGCCTGCGACGCGCGGGCTGTTCCTCGCGCGCGTTGCCGGGCTGCGCCGGGGGCTGCCAGCCGTCGTGCGGCGGACGAACGGTGATGAGCTGCGGGAGCAACCCCTCCTCCGACGGCACCGCCACGATGAAGCGCCAGCGCGGGCCCGTGCCTCGGTGGACGTACAGCAGCGCGCCCGAGTCGAGCTGCTTGCGCAGGTCTGCCGTCTGCGACGCCGAGATCAGGCGGGTAAGCGCCCCCTCGTAGCTCATGCCGCCGCCCGTCAGCTCGATGAAGCGCTCGACGGCGTGCGGGGTGATGAACCAGCGGCCGGATGCGGTCATGGGGTCCTCCGTTCGTTGGCGCGGCGCCAGATAGCCGCCTCTGCCTTCGCGAGCAACGCCGAACGCACGCTACGGACGCGCGACCATGGCACCTCTGCGTCGAGCGGGATGTCCGCGATCACGTCGCGGTCGTAGTCGATGCCGGCCGTCATGGCCCACGCGCGGACGCGCTCCCATCGGCGATCGGGCGATCCTTCCGCGGCCACGTCTCCACGCGGCCGCGCTGCGAGGTAGGCGAGCCCGTCGCCCCGTCTCATACGCTTCCACACGTCGGCCTCAGTCGTGTGCTGGTCGACCATGACCGACCGCCACAGCGGCTCGCTCTTCTGCATCGCCGTGCGTAGCCGTCTGTACTCGCGCGCAGCCGTGATAGACGGCCCGACCCCGAAGCGCTGGAGCGGCGTCAGCGGCTGCGGCGACAGCGGCGTGATCTTGACGTCGCACGCCTTCCAGTGCCGGAATCCGGCGCGGCGGATGATCGACAGCAGATCGCCGGCGTGCCTGCGGTCGCTGGCTGTTTCGGTCGGCAGTCCCGCGATGAGGAACATGCGCCCCATGCGGTAGCCCTCCTCCTGACTGCGGGCGAGCGCCGCCGCGATGTCTCCGTCCGTCATCGGCTTGCCGATCATCGTCCGGAGCCGCTCCGTCACGCCCTCGACGCCGAACCGAATGCGGCCCTTGTCGGCCCGGCTCGGGCGGCTCTTCAGGTACGGGCGGATCCGCGTGCTGCGCCAGCGCGGCGTGTAGGTTCCGTCCGCCACGATTTCATCGAACCAGTCGATCCCGTCGGTGTCGGGTGCCGACAGCACGGCGCGGCCCTTGCCGTAGGTGGCCTCGATCTGGCGCAAGTGCGCCTCGGCGTCCTCCCGGCTGCGCTGCCAGTACGTGTACGCCCACCCGATCTCGCAGAACGTGCAGGACGAACGGCACCCGCGGGCCACCTCCAGATAGACGGTCTCGCCCACGCCCTCCTTGCTGCCCTGCGAGTAGTGCGCCCGGCGCTGGCTCGGGTCGGTCGCGAGCCGGAACGTCACCTCGCGTGCATCGCCGGTGTCGATCCCCTCGACCGAGGCGAGGCGGTCCCGGTCAGGCGCGGCCCCGATGATCTCGCCCATCGCGTCATCAGCTTCGCCAACGAAACACGCGTCAAAGACGTCGAGGAACGGCGACGTGTTGACGACCGCGTGCCCTCCGAGGATGTAGCACGTCCGCCCACCACGCGCCGTGCGCTCCATCGACTCGCCGACAGCCTCAAAGAAGTCGCGGATGCGCCATGCGTTGCCGGCGTACGGCAGCGAGACGAGCCACACGTCAGGCCGCGGACGCGGGGTCGTGTCGCCGAGAGGAACGTAGGTCACCGCATGCCCCGCCCTCTCAGCGCCGTCCATGACGATGCGGATTCCCCACCCGGCGAGTTGATCGGCGTCTCCCGCGAGCTCCGTTGCGTAGACCGTCTTCATGCGGCGCCTCCGTCGGGAAGGAAGACCGGACACCGGCGCGAGGGGTGCCAGTACGGAGCGCGGAGCCCGGCCAGCCGCACGTGCCCGCGAACGCCCGGCCACGATGTCGGCAAGGCGCGCACTGGGCGACCTTGCCAGACGCAGGATCGATCATCGTCGATCGGCTCCACCGTCCACTCGAGCACCTCGCCGGACCCGTGGTTGCGCACGCGTCCAAGGTGGTGGACGTCACCGAGCAGATCGCGCACGGCGTCGATGTCGCCGAGCGCGTACCACTCGATCGACTCCGCGAGCCGAGCAGGAAGAGCGATGTCCACCGCCTTGCGGGGCCCCGCTGCGATGTTCTCCGTCCCTCCGTCCGTGTAGCGGGCGTAGGCATCCATCGGCGGACGTCGGCGCACCGCTCGCGTCTCCTCTGCCGTCCATCTCGCGTGCATGCTCGACCCGCACCATCCCCACACGAGTCCGTCGTCGTCGAGCAGGGCGGCACTTGCGCCCGCCGGCGCCGCACATGCCCATCGCGCGAGAGGCACGTCGACGTCGATCGGGCGCGCCGTGTGTTGTGGCAGCGGCAGTGCGTCCCGCTCGTCTCGCGGCAGGCGCCCAAAGGCAGCAGCGGCAAGGATCCCGTCGATGTGCGAGATCCCGTCCGTCGTCACGACGCTGTTCGCCATGCGCGCGGTGATGCGCATGGGCACATGCCCCACCTCCCGCCGGACAATCACGACAACCTCCCGAGCGCCCCAAGGATGTCCCGCCGGTGCTCGCGCAGGTGCGTCTCGTATCTCGCGTGCATAGCCCGCGCAGCGCCGTCGTTCTCGCCGAGTTCCGGCGGAAGCTCCGCCCGGCGCCACTCGGGATAGCGCAGCGCGATCGGCTCGCTCGCCTGAATGGTCAGCGCAGCCTCACCGTTGCCGACCGCCTTGCCGGCGCCGATGAACGGCAGGCGCATCCACTCGTTGACCGCCGCCCACAGCGCGGCCTCTTCGATCTCGGTGAGGTCCTTCGTGTAGACGCGGCAGACGAGCTGCGTCCCCGCAGCCAGCACCTGGCGCTCGTAGATCATCTGTTGCGAGTCGCCCTTGTCGGTGTGCTCTTTGGCCTCGCGCTTGGCGAGGGCCTCGCGCTTGCCGTCCTCCAGCAACCGCATCTCGCCGGCCGTCAGGTAGCGCTGCACCTCCTGCTGCCGCAGCGGGTCGTGCCGCGTGCCCATCTGCACGTCGTACAGGTGGCCCACCGGGACGCGCAACAGCCGACTGTCGATCGCGTCGCTCGGATCGATGCGATCGGCGTGCTCGGCGCACACGGGGCGCGCGTCGCCGACGGAGATCCGGCTCTCGGCCATGAAGTTGCCGAGTGCGCCTCCGCACAGGCTCAGGACCGGGATGTGCTCACAGATCGCCCGGTAGGCGCCCAGGTCGATCGCGCTGCCCTTCGTCGTCAGGGCCCCTCCCGACCACAGCAAGTGCACGGCCGCCTTGCTCAGAGACCCGTCGGGCACCTCCAGCACGCGCAGCATGTGCCGCACGCCGGGCTCGCGGATGACGACGTGCTTGATGGCGTTGCCCGTCACGTAGGGCACGTCCTGCGGCTCACCGTCGACGATGAAGCGCCCGGTGCGGAACAGCGAGACGTTGCCCTCGGTGCCCTGCCCGTGGTGCAGGGCGGAGAGCATCGTGAAGGTGAACTGACAGCGGAGAGACCGACGGGTGGTCGGCGCGGGTGCGCTCGGCGTGTCGAGCTCGACGAACAGGGCGGCGTCGGAGTCGCGTTGCCTGGCTAACTGCCGATCAAGCCACTCCCGGTGCCGATCATCCCATTCCGCAAGCGGGACGAATACGTACTTGTCCCGCGGCTCGCAGCCACCCCACCGCGGATTGACCTTGCCGGTCCCTGGATCGGCCATCCATCCGCCGATGGATCGGGCGAGCCGATGCGCTCGCGCAACGCACGACTCGCCAGTCTCCGCTCCATGGCGCCCCGACTCGTATACGATGTGCTCCACGTCCGCGAGCCATCCCGCGCAATTGTCGTGCGAATACTCCTCCATCGCGTCGAGGATCATGCGTTCGATGTCTTCACGACTAATGTCGATGCTGCTCACAGGGCACCTCCTTTCTGCGCCCGTGCCTCATCGCGGGCCGCGCGCACTTGGACTGCGATGTAGGCCGCCTCGTCCTTCACGAGCCGGCAGAAGCGGCGGAAGGCCGCGGGATCATAAAGGTCTTCACCAATCGAAGAGATTGAGTTGCTCGCTCCCTCGAAGAACTGCGGGATTTGCAACGCCCGGCGCAGACCCTCCACCATCTGGCCGTAGGTGGTCGCCATCATCGCCCGCGCCTTGAACGCCGCCGGCATGCGCTCCCAGTACGTCCGCGGGCTCACTTTGTCCCAGTCCACGGACTTGTGCACGGCTGTCATCAGCCGCACGGCCAGCGCGCGCAGGTCGTCGTCCGTCAAGGACTGCGGCACACTCGTCTCTCCACTCATCGGTTCCTTCCTTCCGCAGCAGGCTCGCCGCGAGGCGCAGAACGGGACCGCCCCGGACTGCGCGCAGGTGTTGATCGTGCTCGCGCCAGACGTCGACGCCGGCCCGGTGCAGCGCATTGACGTCGGGCTGGCCCGTCAAGATGTGCTCACGGGTGTAGCCCGCGACGTAAAGCGCAGCGGCGCGGTAGGCCACACGCGCGAAGTGCAGCGGCTCCGCCGCCACCGTCTCCCGCTCCATCCGAATCTGCCACGCGCCCGTGCCCTCGTTGACGGGCGTGAACGGCAGCAGGTGGATCTGCCCCGAGTCCGCCAGCGCGAGGAACCACCGGCAGTCCGGCGGGTCGAGCAGGTAGCGCCACGCCGGCGCCGTCTCGCTCTTGTTGAAGCGGTGCCACCCGTCCCGCTCGCTCCACGCGTGGCTGAACATGCGCTGCGGCGGGTTGTCCTTGCTGGGCTTGCCCGCCATCACGGCGAGACACCCGGCGCACACCCACTCCGACCACGGCGCCCGGGCCTCGGCCTGCGACGTGAAGCTGGGCCCGATCGCCTTGCCCGTCGCCTGGCCGGACGTGCACGCGCCGCCGCACGTGTAGCAGAGGGCGTCGCAGCGCACGCAGCCCGGCGGGGGCGGGAGGGGGCAAGCGGCCGCGACGATCTGAGGCGCTGTCAGCATCTACCACCTCCCCGCCACCAAGTTGATGAGCTCCGTTCGGTCGTCGACGTGATCAGAGTCATCGTCTTGTCTCCTCGGTTGCCGTTGCTGCCGTCCGTCTTCATGCTCCCAATGTAGCGCCGCGTTACCTGCCGATCAAGCGAAAAAGTAACGTGGCGCTACTTTTCTTGGAACGCCCGCAGGATCGCGGGGTTGTCGGCCAGCACGCGTGCCATGTGCATGGCCCACTCGGGCACCGGATGCGTGCCGAGCTCCCACCGCGTCACGCTTTGCCGGTGTACGCGCATGGCGTCGGCGAGCTCGTGCTGCTTCAGGCCCATGCGCTCGCGGAGCTGGCGGAACACGTCCGCTTGATTCTCTTCCATGGGGTTCACCTCCTGCCCCCCCCATGGTAACGCGGCGCTACGTCCGCCGTCAACCCCGCTCGGCATCCTCCCGCGCCTTGCACACGGCGCACGGCTCGCCGTCGGGGTCGACGCCCCGCCGGCAGCACACCCGGGCGCGCTTGTCGGGCTCGCGCCGAACGGTCTCGTAGGTGTCGGTCTGAAAGGTCTTCCGCAGCGGCCGGGGCCCGTAGAAGGGGCACGGGAACACGCTCTTGTTGTCGTCGGTCATGATCACACCTCGTCCCATGTGGTGTCTGCCTCGATGCTGCCGAACCCGCCGCCGCCCAACTGCGCCTGCGCCCGCTCCCAGACGTCCGCCATGCCGCGCACGGGGCCCCGCGCGCGCACTTCGTCGGCCAGGAACGGGTCTTGCTCGGCCAGCTCGCGCAGGTTGCGCGGGCTGTTGCCCAGGTCCTCGAAAAACCCCCGGTGCTCCTGCGCGGCGCACAGCGCCATGAGCATGAGCGCAGTGGCCCGGTCGGCGTGGCCGTCGTCGGTGCGGTCGACCGTGTAGCTGATCTGCGCGGTCTTCGTCACGACGCGGCGGATGGCGTTCAGCTCGCCGATGGTGTCGCGGTCGTCCGGGTCGAGCCCGAGCCGCCGCTGCTCGAGGAGCATCTTCGTCGTCTCGACGAGCTCGCGCTTGAACCCCTGCTTGCTGAAGTTCGCGGGGTAGACGGTCCCCGGGAAGCGGCGCCGCAAGTTCTCCGCGAGGTGCATCCCGAGGCCGGTCTCGTCGACGAGCACGCGCGAGGGGCGCCGACCGATGAACGAGCCTGCGAGCCACTCCTCCTGGTCGTCGAACGCCATCTTCTGCTGGACGTCGACGCGCTCCTGCAGGATGCGCCCCTTGCTGGTCCGCCCGCCGTAGCACAGGCCCGTCAGGTCGTGCCGCCGGCCGATGTCCACGCCGGCGAACCACTCCATGACGAGCTCCTGCTCGCGCTCGATGGCCGCCTCGATCTGCGCGTAGGTCGCCTGACCGGCCTCGAGCAGCTCGCGCGGGAAGTACGACGCGGCGTCGGACAGGAACGCGCACTCGTACTCCTGCGCGAAAGCGTCCGCCGTGCGCTCGGCGCGCAGCTTGGCGATCGGCAGGTCCTGGCCGTCGCGCACCGCCTCGTGGACGGTCACCGTGTGGTGTGACCAGTCCTTGCCCAGCGGGCCGCGGGCGTAGTCGTAGAACAGCCCGCGATCGCCGAGCGGCGTGCTGGCGAGGATCTTCCGGTAGTGCGCGAGCGAGGCAATGCCGAACGCGGCGTCGCGCATCTCGTCCGCGCTCGGCAGGAAGGCCGCCTCGTCGATCATGACGTCGCCCGTGTAGCCGCGGGCGCTGTCCGGGCTGCTCGGGAGACTCCGGATCTCGCTGTCGTTGCAGAGCGTGATGCAGCTCTTGTTGTTCTCGCCGGACTTGTTCAGCAGGTCGCCGCGGCCCAGCACCTTGCCGATCCAGCGGACCCACTTCTTGCACTTGGCCATGAGGCTGTCGGCCTGCTTCTGGGACTTGCTGATCAGGTACTGGTGCCGCTCGGGCTCCGACAGGCCCTGCAGGACGGCGCGCAGAGCGAGCAAGAAGCTCTTGCCCACCTGGCGGCTGGTCGTGATCGTGATGTTCGGCGCGTCGTCGAACAGGATGCGGAGCTGGTACGCGTGCAAGAAGGCGCACAGTGCGAGCAACAGCGCGGGCGGCAGATTGCCGGCGATGGCGCTGCGCTGCGCCCAGTGCTTCGCCCGCTCGTGCACGTCGTCGGGCACGAGGAGGCCGTCGAGGTCTTTCATGGTGGTGACTTCGGGAAGGGGATGTTGGGGGATCGGAGGAGCGGACGGGCGCGGTCAGGTCACCGGTCCGCGAACTCCCGCCACGGTGGCAGGTTCTTCGCGCTCGGATATGGCTCGTTCAGGGCGGCCCACAGGGCCTCGGGATCGGTCGTGCTGCCGATCGCGAGCGTGACCGACGCGTCGAACGTCGCGCTCGACTCCAGTCGCCGCTCCAGTTCGTCCGCGCGCTTCCGCTGTTCGTCGGCCTCCGCCCGCAGTCGTCTTCCATCGCCTCACCTCCTGTTGTCTCGCTCGCGCCCGTTGCGCGCCCCGTGCAACGCGGTGCGCCGGGGCAGCGGGCGGAAGTCTCGCAACAGGGCCACCGTACACCCGCCCCGCTTTACTGTCAATCAATTTTCGGGACCGCGAACCCTCTCCCGCGCGTTGGCGGCGCGGGCGCGGGCTCGTCCGGCTCCGGCTCCACGTCGATGACGTCGCCGGCCGGCGCCTCGATCTGCGCGGGCGTCGAGCGGTCCATCGCACGAGGCCCGAACACGTCCTTGCTCGCCTTGCCCACGAGCTCGGCGAGGCTTCCGGCGATGCGTTCGGCTGCCTCAGGGCTCAGATTCTCTTTCGTCAGCGCCACGACCGCGCCCGTGCACTGGACGAGGTCCTTCGCGGCGCCGCGGCGCACGGCGGCCGGGATGGGCACCTCCACGACGCCCGAGCGCGGGTCGTAGCGATGGTCGGTCACGGCGCCCGTCGCGATGTCCTCGAGCACGCGCAGGCCAGCCTCGATGCGGCGCATGCTCTCGCCGACGGTCGAGCGCACGTGCTCGGCGACGGCTTGGCGGGCGCGCGCCTCTTCGCGTATGGCCTCGGCGGTTCGGGAGCGCGTCTCGGTGTCGCGCTCGACGGCCTCCACGTCGCGCGCCTCGCGCATCTCGCGGCGCTCGGTGTCGATCTGCCGGAAGTAGCGCCCGACCGCCGCAGCCGACAGGGCGATGTTGTGGTCGGCCTGCAGGCGGCGCGCGATCTGCACGTTGGTGTAGTGCCCGCGCCACTGCAGCACCTTCTCGCGCAGGCCGGCGAGGTCGATGACGGAAGTGCGCATGGTCTTCAGCCCGTCGCGAACAGGTCGAGTTGCGAGGCGCCCTACGTCGGGATGGGCGGGCGCGTCGTCGCCAGCGGCTCGGGACGCCGCTGCGCAAGCTCCACGACGGGCGCCACCGCAGCCGAACGCGCGCAGCGCTCACGGGACGCGGCGGCCCACTTCGGGTCGAGCTCTGACAGGATGACCGACCGGCCCAGCGTCAGCGCCGCCTCGCCGGTCGCGCCCGAGCCCGCGAAGACGTACAGCGAGCCGTTCGGCCTGAGCACCCGCTGCCACTGCTCGCAGAGCTGCCCGATCCACGCGACGAACGCCTCGGGCCGATCCCACTGCCGGTCCCACGCCTCGCCCTTCACCCGGTAGAACGGCGGGTCGGTCAGCACGAGGTCGACGCTGTTGTCTGGCAGCGCGCGCAGCACGTCCAAGGCGTCGCGCTCGTGCACGGCGTAGGTGGTCCCCATGGGTGCCCCGGTGGTCTAAGCGTTCGTTGCGCGCGGGCTAACGCTATCGCATTCCCGCGTAAGTTCCGGTACTTGGCGCGCGCGCGCGGTTCAGAGGATGCGCGGCTAACGTTATCCAGGCGCGCCCCTGACGTTTAGCGCCCGGATCGCGTGCATTTTGATGTCAGGATAACGTTAGGCTACACGTATCCGAACGAAATTGCAAGGGAACCGGATAACGTTAGCTAACGTTATCCCTCCCGCTGCGTCAGGTTGTCGAACCGCGAGAACTCCCCCGTGAACCGCACCTTGACGGTCCCCGTTGGCCCGTTCCGGTGCTTCGCCACGATGATCTCCGCGATGCCCTTGTCGTCGCTGTCCGCGTGGTACACCTCATCGCGGTACACGAAGCAGATCACGTCCGCGTCCTGCTCGATGGCGCCCGACTCACGCAGGTCGCTCATCATCGGCCGCTTGTCGGCTCGCGACTCGAGGCCGCGGTTCAACTGCGAGAGCGCGATGACCGGGATGTTCAGCTCCTTCGCCAAGCCCTTGAGCCCCCGGCTGATCTCGCTGATCTCCTGCTCGCGCGTGCCGTTCTTTCGCGTGCTACTGGCCCGCATGAGCTGTAGGTAGTCGACCACGATCAGGTCGAGCCCGCCGTCCATGGCGAGGCGGCGCGCCCGGGCCCGAACGTCCAGCACGGTCACCGCCGGGGTCTCCTCGATGTACACCGGAAGCTGCGTCAGCCGCTCGTATGCGCCCGTGAGCCGCGGCCACTCGCCGTCAGACAGCCACCCGGACCGAACGCGGTTCAGCTCGATCTTGGCCTCGCTGGCCGCGATGCGGTCGGCGAGCTGCAGGTCGCCCATCTCCAGCGACCACACGAGCGCCCGGGCGCCGGCAAGCCGCGCCGCGTTCATGGCGATGTTCACAGCGAACGTGGTCTTGCCCATCGCAGGGCGCCCGGCGACGATGATCAGGTCCGAGGGCTGCAGGCCGAGCAGCATCTCGTCCAGGTCACTGAACCCCGTCGTCGTGCCCGTCACGCCCTGACCGCGCCGGTCGAAGCGCTCGCGCATGACCTGCCAGTGCCGACCCATGAGCGTCTTCAGGCTCTTCGCGCCCTTCGCCCGGCTGTCGACCGCCTCGAGCATGACGCGCTGCGCCTGATCGACGAACTCCTCGGTCGGCACCTGCTCGTCGTACCCGACGCGGATCGTCTCCTGCGCCGCGTGCAGGATCTCCCGGCGCCGCGCCTTCTCGCGCACCTTGCGCGCGTAGGTCTCGACGGCAGACAGCGACGGACACTGTTCGAGCAGCAGGCTCACGTACGTGAGCCCGCCGCAGCGGTCGAGGTTGCCGTCCTGGCGGAGCTGCGCGGCGACCGTCAGCGGGTCGATCGGCTCACCGCGGCCCATGAGCGCGCACATGGCCTCGAACACGAGCTGGTGCGACTGCCGATGGAAGTCACCGGCCTTGACGTGCTCCAGCGCCACGGGCAGCAGCTTCTCGTCGAGCAGGATGCCGCCGAGCACCGCTGCCTCCGCCTCCAGGTCCATCGGCGGCGTGCGGATTGACTCGCCCATCTCACGCCTCCAGCAGCCCGCACTCCCGCATCGCCGTCCGCAGCTTGCCCCGGGCCCGCGCCAGCGTGCGCCCGACCTTGGTGTGGTTCGCGACCGGCTCACCGCCGGACGTGGTCATCCACCCGAGCCGCCGGGCCACCTCGCCGTAGGACAGCTCCCCGCGCCTGAGCCGCGCGCCGCTCGGGCTGCCGGCCCGCGTGCGGCGCTGGCGGCCGGGCGTGCTGCTGTCGCAGGCCCGCGTCTTGCCCTGCGCGTCGCGCGCCCCGCGCCGGTCCATGACCAGCTCCTCGCGCTCGTCGATGTACACGGGCACGCCGCCCCGCGACTCCCGCCGCTGGCCGATCTGGAGGCCGAACGTCGCGGCGAGCACGGTCTTCTCCTCGTCCGTCAGCGGCCCGTCCGAGCCGCCCACGTCGATGCAGCGCTTGATGTCGGCCACGATCAGCCGGGCGTCCTCGGCCATGGGCGAGGGCCCGCAGTCGATGAGCCGCATCTCCAGGTCCTCCTGGCTCGTGATGCCCGTGCTCTTGCACGCCTGGAGCTTCGGGCCCCAGGCGAAGAAGAAGACCAGCGCCGAGTCGACGGACCGGAAGCGGCGCTCCCCGGCGTCCTGATCCTGGCTGCGCTTGCGGAGCGTCGCGAGCGCCCCCCAGTGCGGATCTCGAACCATGCTCACGCCTCGCTCAGCAGCGCCAGGCCGTCGTCGACCCAGCTCGGTTGCTCGATGGCTTGCCGCGCACCGTAGCGCAGCAGGCCGATGGCCTCGGCCACGTGATGGCCGACGTGCAGCCCGTGCACGGCGGCCGCGTACTCACATGCGAGCGCCTTCCACCCGGCGTCGGCGCGCGGCATGCGGCGCCCCCGGAAGTGCTCGCGCAGAACGACCCGCCACTCGCTGGCCATGGGCGTGAGCACCAGCGCGCCGCGGTCGAGCGCCCGGGCCTTCCACCCGCCCATCGCCGCCGCTAGGCCCATGGCCGCCCTCGCGTCCTTGCCCAGAAACGGCGCCTCGACGACGACCACCACGCGCGTCGCTCGGTGCCGGGCGATGAGCCCGTCGAGCAGCAGCCCGCCCTGCTGCCACGGCGCGTCGGCGCCCGCGTATACCTCGGTCTCGACGACCGCCAGCGGCGCGTAAGTGGCCGCAACCACGGCGGTTGTGCCGCCGGCGCCCGCGCTGGGGTCGACGGCGATGAGCAGGGTGTCACCCATGCCGCACCTCCCGAGCGCCGTGCTGCCCTTCTGCGGGCCGCTCGGGGGTCACCCCCTCGCCGTTGCCCGGGTTCCGGTTACAATCCCGTCCTGCGGGCTGCTGGGTGCCTTCTCGTGGCGATTCGTGGTCGACCGTCGGGCGCGGTCTGCACGTCAGGCGCTCCACCGGGATCGCGGCAGCGACCGGCGACCGGTAGAACGCCGCGACCGACGCCCCGTGCCCGTTGATGCGCGACAGGGCGATGCGCCGGCCGTCGATGGCCGCGATCTTGTCGCCGTCGACGAGGGTCTGGCGCTTGCCGTCGACGTGCGTCCAAGGCGCGCGAACGAAGCACACGAGCCCCCAGGCGGGCCGGTAGCCGACGACGCTCCACAGCTCGCCGAGCGTCCAGCCGCGCTCGATGGCCACGCGCTCGATGCGGCGCACGGTCTCGATGGCGTAGCGGCTCACGCGCGGCTCCTCGGCGTGCGCAAAGCTCACGCCCTGGCAGCGGCAGCACACGAGCCGCCCGTCCCAGCGCGCCTCAAGCGGCGTCGTGCACGTGGTGCAGTTCAGCGCCATCGCCCGTGCACCTCCTGCCCGCGGCCGGCCTTGGCGTACAGGCGCGAGGCCAGTCGGTCGCCAGCCCACGCCACGAGCTCGTCGTCGGTGCAGTTCGTGGTCACGATCAGCGCACGGCCAGCCTCGGAGCGCCGATACAGCAGGGTCTCGATCTGGTCACGGTCACGGTCGGTGCGCTCGCGAAGCTGACCCACGTCGTCGAGCGCGAGCAGCGGCACGCGGGTGAGCGTGGCCATGGCCTCGCGCGCGTCCCACTGCCGGGGGTTCTGGTAGCCGGTCAGGCGCACGAGGTCGACGAGGTCGGCCTCCGTGAGCACCGCGCACGCCGTGCCCTGCTCGCACAGGCGCTTGACCGTGTGCAGGGCCAAGAACGTCTTGCCGGCGCCTGGGGAGCCGCCGAGCACGACCGTCGACCGGCGCTCGGGCATCTCGCACAGCAGCGCCCAAGCGGCCTTGTTGCTGGCGCGGGCGTCGTCGCGGATGACCAGATCCTCGCGCAGCTTGCGCCGGTGCCGCTGTGCGACGTCCGGGTCGCAGTAGCGCAGGGCGGCCGTGATGAGCTGCCCGACGTCGACCTGCGCCCGACGTCGACCTGCGCACAGCGGGCAGGGCTCGGTGGACTCGTAGACGCCGCCCATGCGCGCCGTGAAGTACCGGGTCACGATGCGGCCCGGGCACGGACCGGCGTCCGTGGGCGCCTCGCACGCGACGGTGACGGGAGCGGGAAGCTCAGCCATTGTCGGCCTCCTCGAGCGGCGCGTAGGGGTCCATCGCCGCCAGCTCTTCGGGCGTAAAGTGCCAGTGCGGAATCCAGCGGTACGGCGACTGCTTCGGCTTCGGGTCCTCGCGCTTGATGAACCGGTGCGCGAAGCGCTGCAGGCTCGACTGGTAGCTCTTCACAGGCCCGAGCAGGACGCGCGGCTTGTTGCTCCCGGGCTTCGCTTGGTACGTCGCCCAGTCGCGGATCGCCCGGGTGTGGTCGGTCTCGGGGTAGCCGTCGCACACGTAGGCGAGCACGTTGCGGTCGGCGTCGTCGAGGGTGACCGTCCGGCCCGAACGGCGGATGACGTCGCAGGCCGCGACGAACGCATCCCAGACCGGATCGGGAGCGGTGTCGTCCTCGCGCGCGCGCGCGGGAGACTCTTCGGGATCTGCTACACCACTCTTGGGATCTGTCATGGCATGGCATGGCATGGCCGCGCGCGCGCGCGCGGAAGGTTCTTGCAACCCCTCGTTCTGCAAAGACTCTGGCGTACCGGCGTTGTACGGCTGCGTACCAGAAATGTACGGGCGATGTACGGGCGATGTACCGCCAGCGTACGAGCGCGGTACAGCCGCGTACGAGCGCGTACCGTCGTCGGGGGTCTCGGGGGCGTCCTGCGACGGCTCGCGGTCCATGACGCTTCGCTCGCGAACCACCTTCGCTGAGACCGTCGCGCGCGGTCCGCTGGTGTTCTCTGTGAGCTTCAGGACGCCGTCGCGACGCTCGACCAAGCCGACCGCGACCATGTCCTCGATGGCCCTCTCGATGCGGCTCGGGCGCGCCTCGTTGCCCGTCATGGCCTTGACCGTCAGCACGTGGTCCGGCAGGCAGTCGTTCTCGTCCGCGCACAGCCACATCTCCAGGTAGAGGTTGCGTGCAGCGGCTGCCAGGTGCCGGTAGCCCGGGCTCCAGTGCAGACGGAAGGGAATGCTCTTGCGCTTCTGCTTCACGCGCTCGTCTCCTGTTTCGTGCCCATGTTGTCCGTGAACTCCGCCAACAGCTCGCCGCCCGGCGTCCACCAGAGCTCCATGAGCCCCGCATTGCGGTTCTCCTCGAGCGCCCGGTGCAGGGCGTGGGTGAACACGCCCATGTGCGCCAGACACGCGTCGTGCCAGCGCGCTTTGCCGTCCGGGTCTACGAGGGTGCGTAGCGCCAGGTGTACGAGCTGCGCGGTCGGCGACAGCGCGACGAAGCGCGGGTCGTGGATGAGGTGGTGCGGGATGGTGCAGTGCTTCATGCTGCGCCTCCTGTGATGCGCTCGACCATCGCGATCCGCTCCCCGACCCACCGCGCAACTGGCAGCGCCCATGCGTTGCCGATCGCCTTGTAGCGCAGGCCGGGCGGGCACTCGGCCGCCGGTTTGCCGTCCCACGGGATGCGCGTGTGGTCGTCGGGAATGCCCTGCCAGCGTTCGAACTCGCGCGGGGTTGGCCTGCGGATGTAGGAGCGCTCGATCGCACCGCAGCGGCAGCCATGACCCATGTCGCAGTCGACGTCGTGCGCGGGCCCCTGCGTGATGCGAATGCCCCTCTCGGTCATCTCGCCGGCGGTCGCGGTGACGCCGCTCGCTGTCTCCGCGACGCGGAATTGCAGCACGGCGCCCTGGCCGGACTTCGGCGTTACGCTGTATCATGGCGCCCCCTTCACACGCGCCGGCAGCCGCACCGCCCGGGGCCCTCCCGCGTGCAGTTGCCGCAGCATGGTCTCGACTTCGCCGTGCGTGAGGTCCGCGGCCTGCTCGGGCGTGATGCGCACGCCACGGCGCCGCAGCTCACCGACGGACGCCGCGCTCGCGTCGCGGCTCGCGCCCACGAGCGGCGTGCTGCGGCCGGCGTTGACGGCCTTCTCGGTGGCCGTGATGTCGCGCACGGCCTCGCCGACTTCCGCGGGAGACGCCGGGCCGATCTGGATACCTGACCGCGGCGGGCTGAAGCGGCGCGCCTCCTGCTCGCACCGGCCGATCGCGTCGTCGGCGTGCTGGCGCTCGGCCAGCACGTGCCACCGCCACTTCCCGCGGCGCTGGTGCATGTGCACGATCTTCCACCGCCCGGCGGTCGCGGCGCCGTCTCGCTCGGGCGTGTGGCGGCGCACGACCAGCATCCCGGCCTCGGGGCGCCCGAGCGACAGGACGAGGCCCATCTCGTGCTCCAGCCACTGGTAGCGGCGCCCGCGCGGGATGCGCAGCAGATTGACCTCGCGCGCGGCCCGCGCCACGGCCGTGAAGCTCTCGAACGACTTGCCCCCGCGCTCGTCCTCGCGCACGACGCGCCGGACGGCCTCCTTCTGCGACTCGGACAGGTCCTCATCGTCGTCGTCGGGCAGGCCGCCGATCATGGGCAGCGACACGAGCGCGCCGTCCTCGAGCCGGCCGGTGACGTCCAGAACGAGGCACAGCGACTTGTCGGGGTGCGTCCGAAGCCCGCGGCCGACCATCTGCGTGAGCAGGCCCTTGCTCTGCGTCGGCCGCACGAGCAGCACGCACGACACGGACCGCTCGTCGAAGCCTTCGGTGAGGATTCCGACGGACAGCAGCACGGACAGCGCGCCCGAGGCCAGGTCGGCGTACAGCCGCTGACGCTCCTCGCGGGGCGTGCCTTCGTCGACGTGCGCCGCGTGCACGCCCGCCGCGCGGAACGCCGCGGCCAGCTTGCGGGCGTGGTCCTTCGTGACACAGAAGCCGATGGTCTTCCGGTCCCGCGCGTGGCGTTTCCACGTCTCGACGGTCTGCGCGATGACCGACGGCTCGCTCATGATCTGCGCCAGCGGGCGCTCTGCGAAGTCAGCGGCGCCCGGCCGCACGCACGATGAGAGGTCGAGGTCGAGCGGCACGCTGATCGCCCGCCAGTCGCACAGGTAGCCGCGCTCGATGGCCTCTGCCATGTCGATCGGCTCGTGCCAGTAGTCGTACAGGTCGAGCCCGATGCCGTCGGCGCGGTTGGGCGTCGCGGTCAGGCCCACAACGAGCGTGTCCGGGCGGAACAGCGCGTGCAGCACCATGCCGTACTGGCTGTTCTCCGTGCCGTGGTGCGCCTCGTCCACGGCGATGTAGTTGTGGTCGGCGGCCGTGAGCCGCGCGAGGCGCTTGACCTGGGCCGCGCTCTGCACCATGGCCACCGACACGTCGCGGCCGAACTGCGACCGGGCGCCCTGGATGCGGCCCACGTTGTCGGGGCCGACGAGCTGGGCGAACTCCCGGATCGCCTGATCGGCGAGCTCTTCGCGGTGCACCAGGAACAGCGCGCGCAGGCGGCCGTTGCGGCGCAGGACCTCCTCGGCGATGAGGAGGTTCGTGAACGTCTTGCCCGTGCCCGTGGGCATGACCAGAAGGCCGCGGCGCTCGCCCGCGTCGTACTTCGCGAAGATGTGGTCGCGGGCGGCGAGCTGGTAGTCGTGGGGGGTCTTCATCGGGCGGACCCCGCAAAGAGATCGGCCTGCAACACGTCGTCACGCACGACAACGCCTCGCAGGCGCCCCTGAGCGATCGTCACGTACTCCGGATTGATCTCGCACCCCACGAACCGCCGGTTCAGTTGCATCGCCACGAGCGCGGGCGGCATGGTCGCGAAGTGGGCGCCTGGGAAGGGTTGCGTTGCGATGGTCCAGACGGTGCGCTTGTTGCGGCCATCGCCTCCCGGGGTCCACGGTTCCGCTCTCGATCTGCGCCAGCCCGTCGAGGACGTCGGCCGTGATGATGTGGGCGTTGTTGCTCATCGCCC